GCTAACCATTTTCTGAATGTTATTCCCAAACCAAGATTCACTATCTTTATTTTGATAATCAATTAATAATAAAGTAATTTCATCGCTTTGAGTATAACCTACTACACAGTTTTGGATATTTTCACATAGATATAACATTGTGTCTTGCATTGTTTTAACTAATATATCGTCAAATGGCTTATCCATTCCTCTTGTGAATGTGTGGAAACTCTTGCCATCTAAAGGCGGACAATAGTCGGCATCTTTTTTGTTAAATAATGTCTAGTGACATATTCATATTCTTTCATTCTATCTCCTAATTTCATTGTCCTAAATCACCTCTCTTTTATTATAAGTTTTATTTATAGTTTCTTTTATATCATCTCTAGCATAGTCATCGTAGAAACCCATTTCGACTCTTAGCCCTACGTGCGAATTATTTGTTGATTTGTTTAATTTACGTTTTTGTCTACGTGTAAGTTTGATGCCTAGATACACTTTTGCAAACTCGGCTGGGTTATTTTTAAAATATGCTATCCATTCAGCCATTGTTTTTTCTTCCATAACACTTTATCCTTATTCAATCTCAATAAAAATACGAGTAAATATTTCTTCTTTATTAAAATTTTCACTATAACAGTCCCAGCCTGTTCTAATTGAAATTACTTCGTTTCTTATATATTTATAAACATCTTTTAATAAAATCTCATCAATGTGTTTATTGTCGACAACCATACCATGACTAGTGCGACTATATTCATGTGAGAATACACTAACATAAGTATCTTTACATAGTTCTAATAATTCGATTAATTGCATTTTCTTTAATCCGTATATCCATCTCGACAACCAAATAAAAGTAATCGACCTTTTATGTCATATGTTTCATCTTTATATTCTTTTAATTCTTTTTCATAGTAATTACTACGCCAATAACTGTTATCAGCCTGTATTTCTTCTATTACTTTGTCTTTATCGTCATCTTGTTCTAGCAAAACCAACATAGAGCCAACACTGTCAGCATATGCTCTTAGTTGTCTTGTATATCTAAAAATTATCTTAGCCATTTTATTTTTTCTCTCTCTTTTTCTCTCGTTATTTTTCTACTTTGTTTCTATCCAGCACAACGTTTGCAAACAAATGCTTTTTTCTTACTATTGTAATAAAGTTTTCCGTTGCATATAGGACAACGAACGTCATATGTATTCATAAATTTCCCCCCTTACTCATAATCAACATTACAACCTAAATAATTTAATATCTGAATTATAAAATCTTGCCCATAATTATCAAAAGTATATGCATATGAATCACCTAAATCACTACCCAATTCGCCATCTGGATATATATACTCTACATATATATTATCATTGTCAACATAGATTCTATATGTTTTTGGATTAGATTTACACTTCTCTAACCAAAACTTGTCTTTTTTGCTAAATTTAAAAATCATTATTATTCCCCTTTTTTAATAATCATCTTCTTGTGAACGAACTCTATATGCAAGTTTTCGTTCGATTACGCTATTGTCATCTTCAGGACTTCTAAAAGTTAAATTAACCATATGATCATCAGAATAAAAACTTAATCTATTACCTAATTCTCTTTTAGATAAAGAATTGCCATATAACCCACCAACAAAATCTTTCAATCCCATAGGAACTGAATTTTTTAAACAAAACACATAATCTTTCCAACTTTCAACTTCGACAACTCTTGATTGAATATCGGTAATTTGACCGTTTACTTCAATTAAGCTAGTTTCGATAATTGTTACCATTTTACGTCAACTCTAATCCGTTCCCATTTAATCTAAAGAAATTCTTTTTACTCAATACATTTATTTTTCCATCAACTATTAAAGAAACACTATCGTTAAACACTTCAGTAACAGTGCCAACATCCCCGATTTCTAAACACTTGTAATGTTCAGGAATTTCATCGTGGTTAATTGGGATTATCTCTTTGATTATAACTCTATCCCATAATTTAAAATTCATTTGTTTCCCATTTTCAATATTCCTTTTTAACTCTATCTTGATAAACCCAAGCGTCTAATCCTTCGCAAGACCAAACAGGTACTAGACAACCACTAGCCCATTTGTAGATTGTCTGAATTTCTATTTCATCCAACGACTCGGAATCTCCATAACTGTTTATTTGCTCAACTCTAAATTCGTCAAAAATATTACCGTTTTCTTCATTAAAGCCCGTTCCGTATGATGTATAGATTCTATATAGTTTATTATTTTTATTGATTAGCGTTATGTAGTCATTTTCTCTAACCAAGTCTTTTGGATCGTCAGAAGCATCAATGATTTGATACGTACTATATAAAGACAATTCGTATTCGATTGATATTTCATCAATATATCCATAACGTCTTTTAGTATATGCCAAATAAGGTACATCATCTTCAATATACAATTCTGGTTTATAAATTCTTCTTTGCGTATCAATAAACTCATTATTAGCAAGTAAAACGTAACGCTTTAATTCTTTAATTTCTTTTTGTTCTCTCATTAATTTACTTCTCCTTCGTTTTCAATTAATACCAACCAATTGCACTATTTTTCAAATGCTTTTTTATCATTCTTCTCAAATCATTTTTATGCCAATCTTCCACAATTAAATTTTGTGCGGGAACTAAATCCATTAGTTTTCCAATTGAGTGGTCTGATAAATAAAATAAATCAATTTGTTTTGTTACACATATATCGGTTCTTCTATATAATTCTAAATAAGCGATTCCAACCATGCCATAAATTTGCTTTGTTTTGGTGTTTTGATATATTCCTACTGTCACTTATTTGTCCCCTTTTTTTAAGTTCTTCCATAGTCACAAGTTCTGGAAGTTTTAAATTTCCTAGATTTAACTTTTCACAAATCTCCAATAAAGATTCTTTTCTTCTTTGTTTAGATTCTTCATCTCTACAAATGATACAAACTTTTTCGTCAAAATAATTAACACGCACAAGCATTTCAATATTTTGCGCTAGTGTTTTCCCAAATCTTCTTCCATAATCAATGAACATTTTTCTTATCACCCTCTCTACAATAGTTCGTTATGACATATAATAGTTTATTGATTTTTTGGTGTTTTATTTTCATTTATATATTTAATAGTTGAGAAGCTGCCTACCTTTGCTTTGTCCCCAAATATTAATACACACATTGGCAACCACAAACCTCTTTCTTCATTGTTAAAATTTACTTCTCCTATAATAAACCTAACTTCAGCGTCCTTAATAACTTCTTCCCACCATTTTGTGTTTGACCTAACTGGAACCAAACACACTTTTGTACCACTGAAACTTAGAGAGTCCTTATGAGCCTTCTTGACCCATTTAGATAAAGCTCTTGAAAAAGGGGGGTTCATCCAGCAGTTACCTTCCCAGTCTTGTTTTAAACCGTCTTGTTCTTCTGTGAAGTATTTATCTAGTTTATGGTTCTCTTCATTAGCACAAACATCTATGTCTAAATCAAACTCGTCTTTAAGAGGCGTGAATAAAGACAGTGGTGTGCTGTATTCAACTTTTTTACTATTAAAATTGTTTATTTTGCCTATTCCCATTTATTCTCTCCCTTTATCAACAATAATTTTTGTCTCACCTTTGTATCCACGCTTGAAGTGTATCGCACAAGCAGGAAAGCCAAAAGGGAAACCACACTTGCTTGCTCCTACAATCCATATAAATGGGACACCACCATAATTATCCACTTTTCTAATTCTCCCCATACTAGACACCACTTTTGATAAAGGGACAAGATAAACAATATTGTCTGCTATCTTAAAACTGTGTTCCAGTACTTCGTCAAAAATTGAGTAAGGAGGGTTAGAAATTATCCAATCCACTTTTTCATTATAGTCAAAGAAATCTTTATCTTCGTCTATTTCACACCAACACTTGTCTAAATTGCTTGGATATTGGTCGTAGAACGCACCATCACCTTTGAAGGGGTCTAATATCTTCCCTTCTATCTCAAACTGGTCTATGATTGATTTTGCTATGTGTAAAGGTGTTCTAATTTTATCATTAGGGTTTTGTACGTTTCTCCCCTTACCAAATGTTTCATGTATTGCCATTTACTCTCTCCCCTTATGATTGTCAATTCTCTCTTTTGCTATATTAAAATAATTCTCATAAACCCTATTAATCCATTCTTTAAATTCTGTTTGCGACATTGAGCTTTTAGCAGTGTTACAAAATTTACAACATGGAACTATATTATTTTTTAAATACCCTTTTAAATTATCAATTCTGTCTATACCATTATAGTAAACAATCGTGTCGCTCGTTTTTCTGCCGTTTTCCTTAGTATTAAATCTGTCTGTAGCATAATTGCTATTTTCTAAACTTTGAACGTGAATTGTTTCTACTACATCTATAAATGATTTATTAATTTTTTCAACAAATTTTTCAGCATAATGCAATCTATTATGATACGGTTGATTTCGAATATCTTCACCGTCATAAAATAAACAATCAAATACTGCAAATTTTGCTTCATTTTCTTTTTGCAATTCAATTGCTCTTTCTGGAAGAGATTTTGTAATTCCAGCAATTGTTGACCAATCTTTTGAATATATTTCTCCATCTAATACTGTATATCCATAGTTTGGAACTGAAAATTGAAAAGTTGGCAAACTATCTTGTAATTCTCTAAATTCATTTGTCTTCTTTGAAATTCTTCGAGATGTGCAATATGTTTTATCATTATCAAAATGTAATAACATTCTTTCGCCATCAAATTTTGGTTGAAGATACATAAAATTTGTATCAAATAATCTATCAATATTTTTTTGATTTACATACTCAAGATGAGTTGCATGGTTTGGTTTTAATTGTTGTTTCATAAATATTTGTCTCCTCTATATATTATATTTATATTCATTTATTTTTTAAATATACATAGTTTTTTATTAAATTTTTTCTAATCTATCAAGAGCAACTTTTCCAAGAGTTGTTTCAACATAAAGCGAATAATTCATTCCTCGACCAACTTTTTTAATTTTACTTTTAACAATTGCTATTTGATTATTTCTTCGATTAAGAATATCGTTTTTAATTATAATTTTGTCACCAATATTTAAATTAAATTCCATATTTTGTCTCCTTAAATGAATTACGGTTTTGAAGGTTAACCGTAAACCTTTATTAATATTTTAACGAACTTTATAAAGTATTAATCGTCCTGCGCATTCAATTTCATATTCGTAACCATCTTTTTTTAATACAACTTCTAATTTTTCATAAAATTTATCGTTTAAACCAAGATACTCAGCATCACCACAATCATAACCTAATTCTTCATTATTATCAATTAAATACAAAATATCATCTTGTTGTTTTAATTTTAAATTATATGGACTTTCAATATGAAGTTCTTTATCATCTTTATCAAGAGGAGGGTATGTAATACCCTTCATCTCCTCTTTAATTAATTTCTTAACATTTTCTAACATTATTTATCTCCTTTATTCGTTTGCATAATTCTTGCTGGAATAACATAAGTAATATTACATTTATCACAGCATTCACCATCTTCTTTAACAGGATAAGGATTGTTTCCAAATTCCTTGTTATCACCCCAACCTAAAGAGTGTTCTCCGCAAATACAACATTTGAAACCTTCAATTTCTTTTTTCATAAATAATATCCTCCTTATTAATTATTTATATATCTATTATATCACATAACTTATTAAATGTAAATAGTTTTTTTCAATTATTTTAATTATATTTATATTATTTACTAAATTTTATCATTTATACATTAAAACTATATAAATAAAGTCCCAGAAGTAACTTCTGAGAACTTTATCTTTTAATTGATTAATATTCCTTAATAAGATTTTTATAGCATTCTTAGAATTAAGATATACCATAAAATCTTTGAGCAACTCTTAAACATGCGACAAAACCATCTCTTTCAGTACTATATTTCATTTCATCAGTTTTAGTTTTATTAAATTTAAACATTTCAATATCAGACCTTGTTCTAGAACAACTTTTTAATACTTTTACTTTTTTTCTTGAAAACGCTAAATTTAAATTTGTAACACTTTTATCAAAATCTTCAATTATATATTTTTCGATAATAACTTGTTTTGAATAAATTGATTGCATCGCATCAGAATTACTGCAATCGATAAACATTTTTTCTTTTGGCTTAAATTCTTTAAGTTTTTTAAGACCTTCGTCAATTGATGCTTTAAATTCAATTTCGTCTAAACAAATTATTGTATCAGTACTATAATCTATAGCGATTGTAGCAACTTTCCATTTGTCACCATCTTTGTTAAAGAATGTAGTTTTTTGTAATGGGGTTTTCTCATTAATTATCTCAATAATATTTTCATTATTAAATGAACGTGCATAAACAGAATATCGTTTATCCATAAATGTAAATAATACATTCTGAGAAAAAGCATCAACGATGTCATTGTGTTCAACAAATGGGAAGTTTAATAATCTTTGTATTAGATTTTCTAATGCTTCAGAGAGTTGATATTCTTGAATAAGTCTATTGTAATCGTCTGCGACAAATACTACATTTTTAATAACCATATATAATGAGGCTGACTCAAGTCTTTGCATTTTAGATTGAGTTCCTGGTTGATATGCGTACATACCTGAAATTTCATCTTGTAATTGTTGAAGTATTGGAGAACCATTTGCTTTATCTTCAATAACTTGTACTATTCCAGGATATGCTTCAAATAATGCTCTAACATATTCTACAGACTTTACAAAAGCCATTCTTTTTTCTAAACAATCTTTTATATATAATGTTGAACCAACTCTATACGATAATACTGAGCCTAAATAGTCAGAAGTTTCTTTATCTTTAACTGGGAAGTCGTGTGACCCAAAAACCATATCTGCGTCATCTATTGATGGAACTTCATTGATAGGTTTAATAATTATCATATTTTCTTTGATTACTGTTTTATCTGTTGCAATTGCATTTTGCAAATATTGAGTTTCAAAGATAGACTCTCCTACTTGTGAACGAATTGAGTCATAATTACCAAATCTTTCAGGCCATAAAAAGTCTCCTTCTGCAAAAGTGTAAATTTGTCCACTAATAGGAAATACTAAATGCGTTTTCTTTTTAAATATTGCAGGTAAGGTCACAAACACATATTGCTGAGCCAATTTTTTTTCATTCATAATATGCCCAGTAATATCATTTGGAGCAAGTCTCTGTTGAATATTCATAATAAAACATTTACTCGGATCGTTAATTCTAGATGGCATTGTATTTTGATAATATGCCCACGCATTTTCCATTTCTGCTTGGTCTTTACGCGCTGTTTCAGCATTTGTTAAGTCATCATTTATAATTATGTCGCCGCCATAACCGGTAAATGCATTTCTATTTAATGAATATAATTCTCCTCCTCTAGAGTCTTTAAGAAAAGTATTACTATTTGATACAAGTGAAATATCTGTAAATAACTCTTTAAACTTTTCAGAATTAATTATTGCTTGTCTTTTTGAATTCATTTGTCCTGCAAGTCCTGCAGTATGTGAAATTGATACTGCTTTTATTGGATACGATAGCCATAACCATACTGGACCTAACACATTAAATCCCATACTTTTAGAATGTCTTGGAGGAACATTTAAACATAGATTTTGTTTTCCTTGTCTGACATCTATTATTTCGCCATCTAACATTGATGTATCAATTTCAACTTCGTCATACCCAACCCATTGTTTGCACATGTATTGAAAAACTTCGCAATAATATTGAACTATAATTCCATCTACAAATTTCGTAGGGTCTGCAGTTTCCCAGAAATCTTTAACAAAATCATAAAATGACTTTTTGTATAATTGTCTATATAATATTTTTTCTAATTCTGTCATACACCCTCCTTTTCAATTGTAATATCAAATTTGACCTCAGATATATTTTTAATATGAATTAATATTTATATATTAATCAGACTAAAGTTTATCTGAGGTCAAATTATTTTATTACGCTCCTAATGCTGATAAAAGATATGTTACAATAATATCTGTAGCATTTGAAATTTTTGTATTTACTTCATCTTTACGATTTTCAAAAACATCAATTATCGCATATAAATATGATAGTCTTGTTTCTAAATTTTTCTTTTGATTATCGTAATCTTTATTTTGCTCTTCGAGTGCATTGATAAAGCCCTCAAAATTACTTTCAACGTTCTCACTTGTATTTCTAATTATTTGAATTAAGTCATTTTGCTGTACTTTTACATTAGCCATATTTTCTAATGCATTTTCCATCTCATCTCGCATTTCATAAATTCTATTAATCTTACTTTCAAATTCTTTATTTTCCATTTTCTTACCTTCCTTTTCTAAATGGTGTTGTTCTTTAAATTTTATAATCGGACAAATTTTCATAATTCTCCTTTCTTTAAAGCCTCTATTAATTTAATTTTACTCATTGTTATAATTGTATGATTTCGATAATCATATACTTTATATGAAGATTTTGTCAAATCTTTTTCATCTAAAATTGGTTCTGGAGAGCATCTACAATTTGGAAATTCTCCCGCGTTACCCCACATTGTATCTAAATTTGGTTTTTCATTATCTTTATTTCTCCAAAATACTACGACATCATACATTTCTCGATGTGATTTTCTTGTTCGAATATCATTTGAAGACAGCCAAATATATGCTACACTTCCTAAATCTCTTGCACGATTTTCCATAATTGCAGTTTGTAATTTTGCAGTTTCAGTTCTAGCAATTAATTTTGAATTTTTATGACCTTGCTTTCTTAGTTCTTTTTCAAAAGAACCTCGACCAATGCTACCTTCTAAAACTTGTTCTCGTAATGTTAGAATATATTTTTGTTCATATACTTTTAATACTTTTTCAGGAATAGATTTTATCATTTTAAAGTTATGCTCAGTTGCTTTTTTTAATTGCTCTAATTGAAATTCACTAAATGATTTAACATATACTTTATAACGTCTTGCTTTAGCAGCATCAAAATATTTTCTCCAAATTCCACGTTCATGAGAAAGTCCTTTTTTTGCTAATTCTTTAGAAAACTTTTTAGCAAATCTTTCATATGCATCAGTTTCGCCTAGTCTTAAAATAGTATTTTTAATTTTATCTTCATTCATTGTTTCAAATCTTCGAATTGTTGATGTCGAAAATACTTTCTTAAAAACTTCTTTATAAATTGCTTCGATTTGTCTTTCTATTTGTTTACTCATATTTTTAATTCCTTAATTTTAATAATATTAACATATGTTTTAATTTTATCATATATTTTGTCAATATAAAACTGATAATCGATTTTAGTAATCAAATCATCTTTTACACTATTTGACAATATTTCATTATTATATACGAATATATTATCAGGTAAGTTTGAAACTTTAGAACGTTTCGTTTTACCCTCAGGATTGCATTTATATAACATTCTTTTTATTTTATCGTTCGATGCAAAGACACGATTTACAGATTGAACTTCCTCAATGTTAGAATATCCTTCGTAATCTTCTTGAAGTTCTACATATTTAAATGTACCCTTTTTTGCGATATATTGAAATAGTTTTAAGTCACTTTTATTTTCAAAGACTGTTTCTTCAGGCATTTTATCTAACATAAAATAATTTACTATAGCATCGCCAATTATAAAAGCATCTTTACTTTGTGGGAAAATGTATCTACGAGTATAATGCGCAATGTCACCCCCTAAAGCAAATATTTTATCGTCTTGCTTATACATATAACAATTTACATCTCTTTGAACAATATCAGAAATATGTTCAATTTTTAAATTAAATCCTGTTCGATTTTGCCATTCGTTAACAATTTCAACAATTTCTTGTTCACTGATACCTTCATTAGGGACAACGATAATACCATCAGTATTTGATTGTACTAATTCTATTTTTCCTTCTAATTTTTCTAATAAGTCTACTAAAAATATTTGACCAGTCATTGTTATAAGTCTTCCATGATATGGGTCGTAAAACCCCAAATGTTCATTTAATGACGCACCAAAAACTGCCAATAAAATTGTCTTTAATACATTTCTTTTTCGAGGGTTAATTTTTTTAAGTCGTAATTGTTCATAATACATCTCTTCGTATACTTTTTTATATTCATCAGGAATTGAACGAGGTAACAATCCGTATTTAATCATTATTAAATTATAATAACCACTAACGTCAAAATATAATGCGTTTTTTGCTTTATATATTTTTCTTGCACCATGAATACCGCCAACACCAATAATATGTTCCACACCGCAAATAGTTGTTGTTAATTTTGCATTTTCAGATAGAAATTTTTCTTCAAGATAAAATTCTAGCACTTCTTTATTTTTAATAATTAAATTATCGTAATGTTTAGGTTTTACAACCCAACTACTAATTCCATCAATTCTTTCAGCATGTAATACTTTTTCAGCAGTCATTGCTTCAGTATAACTCAATGCTTTCATATCAAGTTTAAATTCAGCAATTGTTTCTAATTGTAAGATAAATGCGTCTTTTACTTTAATAAAATTATCTAACGTTTGTTCTAAGTCGTCAAAGTTATATAATTCTACGATTTCTTTTTCTTCATTAGTTAATCGTCTTTGTAAATTAAATGATACTTTTGACTCAGAGATTTGTTTACCATCAAGTGCTTCTGTAACTTTTAACGAAAAGAAACCAGCGGCTGACATTATATCATAATAGTGTAAATGTATATTTAAATATTGTCTTTTATCTCGTATAATTATGTCATCATTAATTTTTTTCGGATCGTTATCTTTTAAACATGCTTGCAAAATAAAATTATCATAATGTTCATTATTCCAGCCTATCCATATGCTTTCTTTATTTTGTAAATAGAACTTTTTAATTTCGTCTATTGACCAAGTTTGAAATAATGTAATATCATCGTTTTCGATAATTAACGCGCCTAATAAAGTATCATATAAAAATACTTCAAAGTCAAATATTATTATTTTCATTTTCCAGTACTTCCTAAACCACGATTACCCCTTTCAGTGTTTGGTAATTCTTGAACAATATCAAGATATGGATTTAATATTGAATAAACTACTAGACTGCAAACTCTTTGACCTGCTTTAATTTCAATTTTATTCTTTGAGCAATTTGTTATAATTAAATGAATTTCTCCAGTATAATCTGGGTCGATTATTGAAGTTTGAATTAATAACCCTTTTTCAGCAATAGAACTCCTAGGAACTAACATACCTGCATGACCTTCAGGTATTGCTACTCCAATTTCTAGACCGATTGTCTTAGTTTCTAGTATTTCTAATTCTAAATCACAAGGCATAAAAATATCTAAACCACTATCAGGTAAATGCGATTTTTTTGGTAAAATCGTACTTTCTTTAAACAATCTAATTTTCATATTTTCCCCCCTAAACATTTAATAATACTTTAATATTTGCATCAACAATTTTATCAATTGTATTGTAATATTTTCTTAAAAAATTCCATTGTTTTATTTGATTTTCCGTATAATCAATATTATCAATGTCTTTGATAAAACCAGTAATATCATCTGAATATTTAAAATATTTTCGCGTATTACTTCCATGAATTATAATCGTTCCACAAGGAATTGCTTCATGAACTATTGTTTCCATATGGTCAAATGGTTGAATTAAATTTATGTCTAAATATAAAAATTGACATTTTTTAATTTCGTTATATAATTCATCATTAGTTTTACCTATATGAATATCGTATGAATTATCTAAATTATATGTTTCATCCAATTCTTTAGAAGTTAAAATTACTTTTTTCCAATGTTTAAATTTTTCTTGAGATGTATAATTTATAAATTCGTTTAAACCTTTACTTTTTCTACCAACAAAACAAATACTATTTTTATCTTTATCTTTGAAATTAACCCAATGTTTGTTATGAATTTCATAATAATTTGAGCCTGCTTGTTCATAAGCAATTACTTTAAATTTTTTCAAAAATAATTCTTTATATAAATCACTATCTTTCGAAATAACAATATGTAAATCGATTAATTCTAATAAACCATCGATATTAAAAATTGCATTGTTTTGATATATTCGTCTATCACAGTAATGATGTATAAATACTATTTTTTTACCATTATTTTTATAACTAGACCATTCGTTTTTAATTTCTTTATTAAATGGTATTTGTGCATAAACTAAAACATCAGCATCTTCTTTTTCTGTAAAAAGATTTCTTTTTTTGACTTCATTCAATAAGAAACCCTGCATCTTTTGTTGCCCACTAATTTTGTCGCAAGACATATCAACGTATAACTTTTTCATATTTACCTCGTATAAAATTTAACTTTAGGTTAATAATATTAATATTAATAATTATATATAAATAAATATTAAAAAATACATCTGAAGTTAAATTAATAATTAATTATTTATAATATTCATATATCTTATAATATCTTTAGCAATATTATAAGGTGTTATTTTAGAAGTATTATAATTTAAAATTTTTAAATTATGTTCAGTTATTAAAATTTTCTCAGCATTTTCAAAAGCCATTATATTTTCGTCATAATTAATCTTTGGCTCATTTGTATATTTACATCTAATATTCCAATCTTCTTCATCAACTGCTAAAAGAACATTTACAATGTTTTTTTGTTGAGATACTTCATAAGAATAATCTCTTTTATATAAATTTGAATATGCTATCATTGATATTATTCCTCTAGAATATACTAAATATCTTTTTTCAGATAATTCTGAAATATAGAACGCGATTAAATCTTTTCCAGTTTTATCAATACCATCTAAAACAATAGTATAATATTTTAATTTTTTATCCATTATAATACCTCTATTTAATATATTTAAAAATTTCAATTAATGAATTAACTCTAATACCATTAAATTCATAATCAATATTTTCAGAATTTATTACATTTATATATAAAGCGTCACCATTTATTCTTTTAATATTATTTAAATTATCGACGTTGTCTTCAACAACTAAATCTACATGACCAAATTTTTCAAAAATTGTAAAGTCTTTTTTAGCAGAACAATATATATAATCATAAATTAATCTATTTTTCTTAAGCCAATTAATAGTTCTTTCTAATTGATTATTTTTAAATAAATCTCTTGAAGTAATTATATATATTAAATATCCGGTTTGCTTTAACAAATTTAATAAAATTACTGCATTTTCTTTAACGTTTGCATCATTTTTAAATTCTGAATTAATATAATTTTCTTTCATCTTTCGATAATCAATAAATGATAGTGCACTTTTAATTTCATGTAAAGTTTTAAAATTTGTTTTTAAAGAATAATTGCAATAATCAATAAGAGTTTGTGGATAATTGTTTAAAACACCATCAATATCAATTATTGCTTTTTTCATAATTATCGATGTTACTCAAAATAGAGTTTTCAATTTCTTTATATTTATTATAACCATACATTTTAGTCATATCACCATATACAGTTTCCATATTTTCTGTATGTTCAGTCTTATTTTGCGGTAATGGTTTGTACCATTTAGAACTTAATTCATGTTTCGACTCACTGCAATAAAATTGATTTCTAGCATGAATATTAATATTTAAAGGGTATACTTTTTTTAATACTTCATAAATTCTTAACGCGAATACATTATCTGATTTTGGTTGAACTTGCATATCAATTCGTTGATTTAACATTTTCATAAAATCAAACAAACTTCCTGTAACATAATAAAATGTTTCCATCGTTCTAGGTAAAACCAATCTTGCATCTTGAATATGAACTTTATCTGTTAAATTATTACATATGTCATCATATAATTTATATGAGTCTTGCATAATTTTTACGTAACGTTCTTTATATTCTTTAGGAGTATCTTCTAAAAAACTTGGCACAATTAAGTTTCGATTTGTAATGTATTTATCTCCTGTACAATCTGCAGCAAATGACAAACCATTATGTCGAATTAAATGCGTAACATCATGTGTTGTAATTCCCTCTAACAATATTGTTATTTGAACTGATTTCATTGCAGTTGGAATTAATTTTCCATCAAAAAATAATTGCATGATTTTATCTCTATCATTAATTGTTAAAGTATCTCTAAATTCCTGAATATTTTCGTTCCATGTACCCATAACTAATTCTGGTATATAACTTTTCAAAATTTCATAAGGCGTATAATTTAGTAATGTTACTTTTATATTTTCTAAATCATTAACTAATTTATTGTTTGTACTAACAATATTTGTCCTTTTTTTAAATCTTTTATTTTTTAAATTAAATTCCATTCGTATCCCTCCCTTTTCAGTACATATTTAATTATATCTTCTTGTTTTATTTGAGTTTTTGTAGCGTATCGACCAATATAAATATATTCGACGTTATCTTTTACGTCAAACTCTGTATATATTTTTGGTTTGTCGTAATAATTTAAAATTTTTATATGTTCTATATGAGGTTCACTGATACATTCTGTATAATTTTTAGAATATCTTTTAACGTTTGATGTTAAATTACAATCGTATACATAGTCAAAATCTAAAACATCATTGTTTGTTTTTACTACGTATTCTACAGAACCTTCATTATTTATAAATTCTTTAGTATTATCATAAACTTTTGAATTTATAACGTTTGGCATAGTATCAACAATTTTATCTTCATATCTTAATTTTAAATCTTCAAATACTACGTTTAGTAATATTCCATAATATGAATTTAAATTGTCACTCATTGAAGATTTTGTTTTTATTCTATTTTGTTTAGATAAATAATTATTATACATTTCTTGAGTAATAATTTCATAAATTTTACCATTAAAGAAATAACCAACTTTTATTTTCTTTGTATATTTTGATATATTTTCATTATTATAATTTATTTTAAATATATCAAAATAAAATTTTAATTCTTGTTCGTCGTTATATTTTAAAAATAAAATCGGTGTTATAGAATTACCCTTATTTATACCTTTATTTTTATCGTATATGATAAAATCTTTATTTAAATAATCTAAACATGTAGCAATAACATACGTACCTAGACTATTTCCAACGACTATATTTTTCATTCATACTTCTCCTTTATATCATTAAATATATAATTAAAATATCGAAAATCATCTCTCGTCCATTTGTATAGATGTTTTTTATCTTTTGTTTTATAAAAATCAGATAATTCAAATATTTCTTTTACTCTATCACCATCTTGAGTAATATTCTCATATAAATATCTTACTAATCGATAATCTCTTTCGCTTTCATCTTTTCCAGAACCTGGTGCATGTTTAAACCATAAATCTTGAAAATCAAAACATGTTAGATAGTGATATTTCACTTTTTTCATTATTTCTTCGATTGAACGATTGTCAACAGTTTCTTTTATTTTTTTATTATTTCTAGTAATTCTTTTTTTCTTCATGTATTTTTCTAAGAATTCTAAAATTATATCAAAATAATCTATATTCGAAGAAATTGAATTATTATATAAATATCTACCAGTAACACTAACATATCTATTTGAATGATTTGGTTGATAATATTCTACACCTATTTCTGAATTTTTAATTTTATAGTTAGATGAATATTCATCAATAGACTTTTGCTTAAATAGAATTCTTATTCCAGTTCCACTAAAACTAAATTCAATATATGCAAAGTCTTTAAACATATTAATTATTTCTAACGAAAAATCATTAATTGTATTTTTATCAAAAGGCTCTTTAACACAATTATCTATATCTATTGCACAGATATTACTTGCTTGAACTGATATCCCAACTCCCGAATAATCTTTTAATTTTTTGCATTCTAACAATGTTTCTAATGAAACAAAATCGTCATAATTTTTTACAGAAGCAATACTATTATCAATTTTAAACGGAAATTTTTTATCATTAATTAAACAATATTTAAGTTCTTCAAATACTAAAGAAGTGTCAAGAATTCTTTCGATGGTTTCTATTGCAGACATAGTCACCTCTTTCATTTATAAAAAATTCTAGACTATTAATTATTAATAGTCTAGAACTATTAATTATTCTAATTCTAATTTCTCAGCACGTTTCCAACTTACAAATCTTGTCCAAGTACTATTATTTTTATCAGTACTAATATGTATCCAAATACGCAACCCTTCTAAAATATCTAAAGCATCACTCATTAGTTCTGCGGTTGAGAAATATTCTTTTTCTAAAATTGTATTTCCATCCTCGTCTTCAAATTTTAAAGCATCACTAATAAAACGTTCTATTGCACTTGCATCTTTTAATACATGAAATGCGAATATTTTTTTATTTGCAGTTTTTGGAATTTCAAGATGAGAACTTTCTTCATCAATTTGAATTCCATTTTCAACAGTTTTGAATTGCCAAGATACCATTGGTTGACCTGATGTTTTTGACTCTGTTAATTCTGCTTTTTCTAATTCTGAGAAATAATATCCGTCAGGTAATGTTGAAAATGTATCAGAACTTTCAGAAGTAATGTCATCAGTGTTAACTTTTTTTAGTACTTCATTAACTGTACTAAAAATATTTTCTAATTTTGCTTGTCTATCATCTTCTTCACCAAAAAATTGTATATTAATTTTTTTATTTTCCATATTTTTGTCTCCTATTTCTTTTCTTTCGTTGCTTTCATCGCAGCCAATTTTGCTTTAATCGCAGCAGTTTTATCAGTAATATTCGATGAAACTTCTTTTTCAACTTTTACATCTTCTTTTTCAACATTTACTTCTTCTTTAGTAACTTTTTCTACTTTATTGACAGTTTTTTCTTCTTCAACTTCATTTATAACTTTTTCTTCAGAAGATTTTGATAATTCTTTTTTCTCTTTAAGTTTTCTTTTTAAAAGTTCTTTTTTATCAATAACTTCTGGTTCAGACTTATCTTCTACTGGTTCAGACTTATCTTCTTCTTTTTTAACTTTTACTTTAACTTCACTAGGTTTCTTTTTAATTTCATTTGTTGCTTGAGCGACAAACGTCTCTGCATTTACTTTATGTGTTTCTAAAATATTAAATAATTCTTTAGCATTTAATGGAATATCTTCAGGAATAGTATCAACATTTACACCTCGAATAACTCCGTATTCATTTGTTTTCGGAACTAAAGATAACATTCTTGTTTGTTTTAATCTTCCTTCTTCTTCAACATCTTCAAAATATGCTCTTGCTAATATTCTCATTCTACCTGCAATTTGCGTTAAAAGTTTATCAGGAATTCGACTTGAAGGCTTGTACATATGTTTTTCAATTCCTCGTCTATCTTTAACTGTGATAACTTCTTCATGCATTAATAAAATAATATGTTTATCTTTCCCCAAAAGTTTAGTTAATTCGATAAAGAAATCGTTTCTTGTAATATCGTATCCTTTTCCGTGACCTGCGTCGCCAAGATATTCAAACTTATTTCTTGTAACATACTCTTGTTCGCACCATTTAAATAAATCTTCTAATAAATCTACAACAATTGTGTCATAATTTTTAAAGTCAAATTCTTGTAAAAATTTTGTAGCCTCCAAATAACTATACACTTGTTTGTGGTCTTCTTTTTTTGCGCCAAAATCTTCCAACCAATCATAATTACCATCAGTAGTTATAAAAAATGGCTTTGGAAATCCTAATGCAAATACTGATTTTCCGACACCCCATGTGCCGTAAAATAGCCCTTTAATTTTTTTCATACTTTCTCCCTTTCTTTCTTATTCAGACTCCCTAAGTCTCTTTTGAATAGTATCTATATCTAAATTTTGCTTCTCAACAATTAATTCATTAATTGCATTTTGAACATCAAAAATAGTATATTCGTTATAAAAATTTTCTTTCCAAATTTCAATTGCAAATGGATTGATTGTTACTCTTCTATTCTTAGAACGAACAGAAAATGCTTCACTCATATCATGCAAAGTTCTTTGATTTCTATTAATTAACTCAACGCAAACTTTTTCTGCTTTAATACTAATTATATATTTATTTTTTAAATATGACAATTGGTCTTTATCAAGCAATTTAATATTTCTACGATTTAACATAATTTCACCTCCAGTCTATTATAATTATATCATATTTTTCATTAAATGTAAATATTAATTATTAATCTTCTTCATCGAATTCATCATTAAATTCATTTAATTCTATATCAAGTTTATAAATTATTTTTGCGATTAACGTATCCCAATATGAATTTAATAAATCATCATCTGTGATATAGATTTCTTTAATAAAGTTATTTATTTCCATTTGATTAATTTCATTATATAGTATATAATAACTAACTACAAAAATTTCATATTGAATAAATTTATTTAATATATTATCATTATTTATTGCAAGCATATCAATTTCTTTAGCATCTCTTAATTCTAAAAATATTGAATTATTTTCGTCGAAAATAGTATCTTTAACATTAAATAATATATAACTATCTTTTATATTGTGACAAATATCATAATACTCACTTTTTCCATAAACATTATCACCATAATTCCACCAGTATAATTCATACTTATCGATATGTTCTGCATAATCTGCCATATCTATTAAATTATTAATATATCTATCCATCAAATCTTTGTTAAACATATCTGGAGTATAAATATGTGTTGAGATATATGCTTCATCATTTAATTCATATTCAAATTCCAACCTTTTACGAAATGCACTTTCACTTTCATTTTTCTTCTGACGTATTTGTGCCTTTCTTATATTAATTATTGCCAATTTATAAATTGGAACATCAGGAAATACATCTGAAACTATAAATATATATCTATATAGTTGTTCCAAATAGTCTTCATAATTCGGTCGATTTTTCGATGTTTTATAATCAACGATTATAAAACCTTTTTCAGTTAATATTAATAAGTCTATAATTCCTAAAAAATTATGAATATATCCTTTTCTAGAAGGTAATCTTGCAATGAGTTCTAACTCATGAATTTCTTCTAATAATTCTAATTGTTCACCTGTAGAACTATCATATAATAATTCTTTAAATATAGTATCCTTATGCTTAAAATATCCACCGACCATACATTCTGATAACAATTGCTCAAAAGTAAAATTATTTGCTTGATAAAAATTTCCTTCATTTTTAAAAAATTCATCCAAATGAATAGTATTATTTTCGATACCGTAATGAACACTAGAACCAATTGTTAATGCAGGTTTTTTAGTTTTAAGAGACAATCCTATTTTATATATTGCTTTATATTTTTTTGGATTTGAAATAAGTGTTGATAACTTCGAATGACTAAGTCTCATATTTTAGCAAAACCTTCTTCGATTAATTCATCTATTGTATACCATTTATTATCTTCATTTTCAAGGTCATAATCTAAACAAATTCGAAGAGACTCTTCAATTTTTCTAACGTAATAATCACTTATAATATTATTTAACCATTTTAATATTGGCTTTTGATTGATTAAAACAGCGCAAGTTTCAATATTTATAATTTTATTTTCTTCTAATTTGCCAACAGCAATAACTTTTTCTTTATATTCTACCTTTTCTAAATATTTTTTAATTCTATTAATTCGTGTTTCAGTTCCCCAATAACAGACTTCTTTTTTTGTAGTTTCAATTAATATTTCTTCAGTTGCAATAGATATAATTTCATCGTTCTGTAAAATATTATATTTAGTTCTATCAAAAATTTCAGTAAAACTGTCTTTAGTATACTCTATAAACTCATCATTATAAGATATTAAAATAGAATTATCTTTTATAGAGTCATAAATTTCTTTAATCATTTCAATACTTAATTTTTCTTTACCATCAATTTCTTTCAATTCTTTTTTCCTCCTATTAATACTATTATACCATATTTTCATTAAAAAGTAAATAGTATTTAATTAATTTTGATTAAATTAATATTTGCATGATTTGCAATTTTCATCGTTAACTCATATTCTTTATGATAGATTTCTTTAAAATAAATATTTTTAATACCATGTTGAATTAAAATATTTAAACAATTATGACAGGGTGAATGAGTTATATAAATATCAGTGTCATTACAACTTATTCCCATTCTACAAGCATTTGCAATAGCATTAAGTTCTGCATGAATTACATAATTATATTTTTCTTCAGAATGCCAATCAAATTCTAATGTCGATTTTCTTGCTGAGCCATTATAGCCAATTCCTACTACGCAACCATCTTTAACTAATACTGCGCCAACTTTTGTTTTAGGGTCTTCAGAACGCTCTGAAACTACTTTTGCAATTTTAAAATATAATTCTTCCCAACTAATTCTATTTTCGTTTTCGTTTAATTCTAACATATCTTATCTCCATTTTATTAATAATTATTAAATCTTGAATATTAATAAATTCAACTTGACTTTGTATTAATTTATTAAAATTATTTATATATTCTTGACTACACTCAATTGTTAATAATGAAAAGAATTTATTTTTTATATAAATTTTTAATTGATACAAATTATCACCTCTTTATTTATACATATATAATGATTTTCTTGCTCTTGTAATAGCAGTGTATAGCCATTTTTTAAAATCATCATATTGCGTTCCTTCAACTACTACAAATACTTTTTCAAATTCACTTCCTTGTGATTTATGACATGTTATTGCGTATGCATAATCAACTATATGAATATTCATACTTGTTTGATAATTTGCAGATAATTTATTTGTAGTATCAGCAAGAATATGTGTATTAATATATATCTTTTGCGTATTACCATTATCATCTAGGACAATTACTTCTGCAAAATTATAACTATCATTTATATTAATAATCTCAACAATTTGAACAATTGAACCATTCATTAAACCTGTCGATTTATTATTTCGAAGAACCATTAATTTTTCACCAACGTCTATTAAATGCGTATAATGATATATCTTTTCACGAATAATCTTATTTAAATTATTTCTAGTTTTATTATATCTACAAATAACAATGCTGTCTTCATCGATTAAATTCAAATCTCTAACAATATTATTTCTTTTAAACATTACGTTTTCATATGATGTTTTTATAATTTTATCCATTCGAACATCTGTTGCAAAATCCAATAAACCACCATCATTTCTAAAAACATGTGTTAAAAATATATCGGGATTTTCTAATATTGTGCTTGTCCCAAATACAGGTGGTAATTGCGCAGGGTCGCCAAGACCTATTATAGGAATTCCAGTGTTAATTAAATCTTTTAACAAATCATCAGAAACCATTGATATTTCATCAACGATTAATAAATCTTCTGTAAATTCATCATGATGTTTTTTTACAAAAATTAATTTATTATTTTCATCGAGTTTTGCAAAATATAAATATGAGTGAATTGTTTTAGCGTTTGAATGTAAAACTTTTGCTGCTTTACCAGTAGGAGTTAAAAAAGCAACATTATACTCAAGAAGATTTAAAATCTCAGGAACTTTTCTTGCAAGTGTTGTTTTACCGCATCCTGCGTATCCGCTGATAATAAAAATTCTATCGTTCTCATAATTATACCAATTAATTATTTTTTCTATATTGTCCATTATAAGTCTCCTTCATGTTTCATAATATCATCAAAGAACTTCTTAAATTCTTCAATACTATCAACGCATATATAATATATCCCTAAATCTTTAAATCTTCTAGCCCATGTTTCTTGCATAGTAGACATTGAACCATTTGGTTGTTTAACTTCAATTTCAATGTGTTTACCATTGAATATAACATATAAATCAGGAAGTCCTTTTTTATAAGCAAAACCTCCAGCCTGACGTCTAAATTGTAAAATTTTATAACCATTATTTTCCAATATTGTTAAATACTTAACTATTTCTGCCTTAATTCCTCCTTCAGGTGTCATTTTAAATCAACATACTCTGAAACTAATTCTTTTATTAATTTATAAGTTTCATCATCTGAGTAAAACATTAATATTCGTTTTACATTAGTATCTTTAGGTTGAATATACATTTTTTCTTCATATTCTTCAGTAAAACCATATTCAGTTTCTTTATCTTCTGAAACTATTTCTTCCTCAATTTCGTTATCTACTTGTTTATTCATATCATATATTCTTTTTGCTTCCGCAATATCTAACACTTCTAAATAAATACTTTCTAATTCAGTGTCGTCACTAATTGTTTTAATAATATTTAATTCATTTTTAATTTTTTCAATTTTTGAAATCAATTCTTTTTTCCAGTCAGCACTTAAATTTAACCAACGATTTTCAAAGATTTTTTCAAATTCAACAGGACTTTCTAATTTTTCAAACAATTCATAAATTTCTGTTAATCTTATATCTTTTAAAACTTCTTCATACGCGCCAAGTTTTTTATCAATAATATTAATTGGTTCATCAACTAAAGCAATTAAACTATCAATATCTTTCTTTAAATCTTTTGATAATCTTTTACGTTCTGCGTCAACTTTATTTTTTACTTTAACTAATTCCGCTCTGTCTTTTTTTACAGACTTATAACTTTCATCATCGTCAACATCTTTTTCACTATAAACTTTTAATTCACTTTTAACTTTATTTTTAAATGCGTCGAAACCACTGATTTTTAGTGTTTCAAATCCATCGACGACTAAAATTTCTTTTGCCATTTTATTTCTCCTTTATTTTATTTCTAAATTTTCACTGCAAATATATACTTCTTTAAAATTCGATGAATATATATAATGATTTAATTTTATTTGTAAATCTAATTTACAAGTTTCTATAAACTTATTAATATAACTACAATGATAATTATATTCATCTTCACTATAGAATACATAAATGTTTGGATGTAATTTTTGAATTTCTTCAATTGTTTCTTTAATTGAAATTGATACATATTCTATCACTTCAACTCGTCGTTTATTATACTGAGGTAAAGAGTTTTTAAAAGTATCCCAACTAAATACTGGTATCTTTTCCATTATTTCGTTCCTTCCGATAAAAATCTTTTTTTAATTTTTTTGCTTCTCGAATAATTTCTTTTTTATTAGAAATTTTCATAATACTCCACTGATTATCACTAATATTTACACCTTTAGGTTTTTTTAATTTCATATTTAAAATCCTAATTTCGTTACTAACGCAACAATCATAAATGCTAACCAAAACATATTTACTATATATCCTTTAGCAAGTTCATCTTCTTCGCCAAGAATTCCAATAATGTTTGCTACAACTTTAATAGAATAAAGTATTATTCCAATAATATAAATTACTTTCATATTTCCTCCCTTTATAATATTTTATTTATAATTTAACTTCAGATAACTTTTAAATTATTTTATATATAAATACCTATACAAAATTAAAGTTTATTCTATGTCAAATTCTAAAAATTCTTTTTTAACATCTGCCTCAAACATTTTAGTATTATAATCTGTAGTCTCTTTTAAACTATTTAACATACTATAATCTAACCAATTTTGTTGATAAAACATATGATAAAATACTGTTTTATCTTGTCCAATTCTATGTTGACGTTTAATTCCTTGTGCGAAATCTTTATATAATGGAACAGAAGACATTATGCATTGATTATATAATTGCCAGTTCATTCCCGTTGAACCACTTGCAAAATTTGCCAAGATTACTCGTCTATTTGAAGAAAATTTTTCTTCATTTGACATTTTCTCATATTGTTCATAAAAATATAACGATTTAACTTCACCTGAATATACATCAATTTTATATCCTAATTTTTCGCAAATATCATATAATTCATATAATTCAGGAGTATAATTATAAAATATTATATAATTGTCTCTATAATCTTTTAAAAATTGTTGTATATCATCTAATCTAGTTTTATCAAACCATTGATGATTTTCAGAATTTCCTTGAAAACCTATTGATGCTTGACGACATCTTAACCAAAATGTTCCAGTCGTTTCTCCTAACCATGTTGTTTCCGGAAATGCTAAATTTCGATAAAATGGGTTATTTGCTAATACTTCACCTTTTGATTTTTCGATAATAAATTCATCATCTAAATAATTATATTTTCGATTGTTTAATTCTTGTTTTATGTCATTCCAAGGTAATTTTTCATTTGTAATAAATTTAAAAGTTTTTGAAATACTTGATTTATGATAAATAAATATCTGTTTAGGTAATTTAATAACATCATCACTTTCTAAAGTTAATGCGTATCGATGAATTAACGCATACAATTGTTCAATATTTTTATATGCAACAATTGGTTGTTGCCATTCGTATAAACCTGCAATATTTCCTTTTATGCAAAAACTATCAGTGAAATAACTTTTAGTTTTATCATATCCTAACAATTTTAATTGTGAATATAAATCAATATATCCTTGTGTAAAAGGTGTTCCTGAAAGTAAATACATATTGAGTTTTTTTGCCTTTAACTTTAGCAATTTTTTTATTTTTATAATCATTTTTGTAGTAATTGAAGATAAGTTTTTAACTCTATGAGACTCATCTAAAATAACTGTAACGTTTTGATTTTTGCAACTATTAATAAATTCTTCAATTAACGGTGATAATTTTCGTTCTTTATCACCTTTTCTATTAATAAATTGTTTGTGAATTGACTCATAATTAATTAATAACATTTGATTATTTTCATTTATATCTTCGATTTTATCTGTTTTACTTATAAGTTCATAATCTTTTTCCATATGACAAGCCCAATTAAACCAAGAACCTTTAATATTTGCAAGTTCTATTGCTTTTGAGTTAATCGATATTACTAATATTTTTGTTGATTTATTTGCTTCTGCAAATCCTAAACTTATTGGTGTTTTTCCAAGTCCCATATCTAAGAATAAACCAAAATTATCTCTATCTTTAAATTTATCTACAATTTGTTTTTGCCAATCGTATAATTTAGAATATATCATGTTCTAAAAATCCTAAAGCACATTTATCATAATAAACATCTGCAGCCAATTTTGAAAATTGATTTTTATTAAGTATTATTTTTTCGACTAATCCATTTTTCTCTGTAATAGTAATAATTTCTAGAAAATATGCGTATGACATTTTTAAAATATTATTTTCATTAAAAATATATGTTTCGACCACTCTTTTTCTTAAATGTGTAAATTTTGGATATCGCTGTAATATTCTTTCATCATGTTCAGATAATAATTTTTCTGGTAATATATTAATCACATCAGAGTAATCAAGTAAATAGGCTAGAGCAATTTCTCTTGATAATTCCCATTCGCCATTTTTTGATTTTTTTACGTATAAGTTTAAATCATCATCAAATTTATATATATAATCACGTAATTCAATATTAACTAAAACTTTAAATATAGAATTTGATATAACTTTTAATTTTTTAAACGCAAATTTTTTAAGTATTTTTTGAGTTTCTAAACTTAAGTTTTTATTTACATTATAATTTATATTCATAATATTTTTTTTGAACCTCTTTTCTCTAATTTTTTCATCTACATACATGTTTTCATTTTTAATATATATCATTCCAAAAATAATAATACCAATTGTTACAACCAATAATATGGTAATGACTGCAATTTCTTCTATTTTATACATATTTTACCAACATTTTTACTTCAATTTTCCACTCAAGTTCTTCATTTGTTCCTTGTCTAACTAAAGAAACGTATCTTTTTTTAGAATAAAATTTTGTAATTTTCCAAATTCCTGAAATTACATCAGTTTTAAATTTTACTAAATCACCGACATTAAAATTCATTATTTACTTCGTCCTCTTCTTTTCTATTTTCTTTAATAAATTTTGACCTACATGTGAATGAACAAAAATTTCCATAAATATTCCACTCAGAGTAAGTTTTCCTACAACCAGAATATCCACAAATTCTTGATTTTTTTCTTTTTTCAGGAATACCATAATAATTAATAAAATCACCAAGACCTTTTGTCGATATATTTCTAATCTCACGCATTTTGTAATCGAATAACTAAAGTAAATAATCGTTTCGGAAATTTTTTATTCAATCGTTCAATTATAAAAAATCCCTTTTTTATTGTTTGAATATTATTTACTCGAACAATAGCACCAGAAACTAACCGTTGTCTAACTTCAATACACATACATTTCTCCTCCTTTAAATATAAGTGTTTCCAAATTTGACTTCTATTAAACTTTAATATTGTATAAGTATTTATATTAATACATGTTTAAAGTTTAATAGAAGTCAAATTTGATATTAAATTTGTTAAACTATATCACCCCTTCTTTTAAATCTATTCTAAATTCTTCTAATTGTCGTTTAATTTTCCTACTAACATGTGGTTGCGATATGTTCAATTTCTTTGAAATTTCTTTTTGTTTATAGCCAAAAAGATATAATTTTAGAACTTTTCCACAACGCGAAAGAACAAAATCATATCTTTCTTTCTTAATTAAATTTTCAGAAATATTTTCATTTTCATCAGGAATTGTATCGAGTAAATCAATATTATCAAATATTTCTTTATCATATGAAGTTACTATCATTTTATTTTCTTTAGATTTTTTACGTCTCAAGTGGATTTTAAATAAGTTTAACCAACAAAACATAGAGAATGTTGTAAAGTTTGCTTTTTCTTCATTAAATAAATGTCGTTTATTCCATGAATGTATTACTAATTCTTGAACAAAATCTTCATCTTCATAACCTATAACATGATGCTTATGAACAAAACTCCAAGCCAATAAATATAATTGACTAATTATCTCATTTTCTAAAGTAGAATTCATTAAGTCTACTTTCTTTACTTCGTTTAGTTTCATTTATCTATCACCCAATAATTGCCGACAGCAGATTGTCCGCAATCCCAAGTATCATGAATTAAATTATCTTTAATACAACTTAAATGTTTTCTTACACTAATTATATAAATTTTATTGCTTTTTGCAAAATTCTCAATAAATTCATTTACACTGTATCTTGTATTATCTGGTTTTCTAAGTTGTTTTTGCATTGTAAGACCTTTACGTTTCAGATATTCAGAAAATACTCTCTTAGAATTAACCATGTCATATTTCTCAATAGAAATTTCACTAAGTTCACGAAAAGTTGTTGTCCAATGTTGTTCGAGTGCACTAGATATTGCTCTAATCGCACAATCATTGACTTTACGATTTTTTGGATTGTTGTTTTCAAATTTAAAATACATACTTCGTCCCCCTTATATATTTCAATTATTTATAATTCTATTATACAACATAATTAATCAAATGTAAATAGTTTTTTTAAATTATTTACATTTGATTAATAATTTTTTATTTTAACACCAAGTATTCCAACAATTTGTTAAAAAGAAAATTACTTCAAAAATTGAGTTAACTTTTTCATAAGTTCCACCACCAACAGGACAATAAATAGATTGACCATTTCTATCAATATAAGTATTCCAATTTAATTCAGTTTTATTCAATTCACATTCGAATTGAGATGTGTTTTGAAATGGGCTTTTTGAAATGGATGCATAACCATTTTTAAATGTTACATAAAATTTTTTCATAAATATTTGTCTCCTTATTTATATTTATTTATAATACTATTATACCACATAATTAATCAAATGTAAATAGTTTTTTTAAGTTATTTTAAAATTTTTTTGTTTCCCTGAGAACTCTATAAAACTTTTATTAATATTCCTTAATCAATAAAAAGATAAAGTTCTCTGAGGGAAACAAAAATATTCTAATCTTTCAAAATTTCCAATAATTCTTTAATTGTCAATGACTCTAAATACTCAACTTCTTCTTTTGATAATTCTACTTCGTCAGATAATTGATTTATAATATCTTCTTTCTTTGTTGAATTCGTTGTCTTAGTTCCTTTGTTGTTTAACATTGATTTTGTCGAAATCATCTGTTTAATCGTTGCAACACTTAATTGCTCTAATTCCTCTTCGATAACTTCAACTGTTATATTTTCAGGTTTTTCAATAAATTCTTTAGATAATTTATGCCATTCCATTAGCATTTTTATTACAGTTAGTTTTTCATTATTTTTCAAACGTTCTGCTTCTGGAACTTCTGTTCCAACCAACCATCCTGTCAAGTATGCACCAATATCTTCAAATTTCATAATATTACTTGCAACTTGACGATGATATAACGCAGTACTAATTCTACGAATTTCTTGTTGAGTCGAATACATCGTAAAATATTCTTTTACTTCAGAAAATTCTAAGTCCATCAATTCTGTAACAATTGCTAGATTTCGATATTCAACATATAATGATATAAATTTCTTTTGCTTATCGCTCATCCCATAAAAATTATCAGGGTCAACTTCTATTCGATATTGATTATCTTCGTCTAATGATTTTAAATATGTACTTCCTAATTCTTTATTTTCAAGTAACGCTGCTGTATTTTTTTTCTGAATTCCTCTTCTACCCATATTTTATCACCTACTTATATGTTATCGGCAACAATTTATCACCATTTAATGTGCATTCAAGATAAGATTGATTATTGTAAAATGATTTAAATTCTTTAATATTAAATATCTTTTTTATTTCTTGTGTGAATGAAATTGACGTTTGTAAATTGCCTAGTATTTTTTTCAAGATTGGTATATTTATAAATATATTATTTTCTTCAACAACTTCAATAAAATTTTCTTTTGTTAAATTTTCAAGCATTTTCTTATATGTCGTATCTTCATAAATTTTATAATATTGCGTTGAACGATATAATCTTTGTCCATCTTCAGAATATATTAATGGTTTGCATTCGTTTGTATTTTCTTTATTTCGATTTGCGTATGACGCAATATCAGTTAAAGTGACTGCGCTTATTTGTGATTTTAATTCATGATTAATATCTGCAAAATTTTGTTTCCATTCGTTATAACTAAATGCAAAATCTGATTCAAAATTATTCGTTGCTTTTAATAAGCCATACATTCCAAAATATACAAATATAATAGTGTTAGATATATCCCTTTTAAATTCACGTAAATCACTTGAAAAGTCAACTTCATAATAATTTCCTTTTTTTAGATATTCACCATCTCTATCCCATCGATACCATACTTCAAATACATTTATACGTCTTCGAAAACCTACTGTCGTATCAGAAAATTTAATTTTATCTTGGTCATTTCCTGCAAAAATATATTTACAGTTTAACATTGACGTGTATTTATTTTCACCTTTTGACTCAATTGTTTGATACATTGAACCAGTTAATGCTTTCAACATTGTTGATTGTGTATATGTTTTTGCGTCAGTTTCTAGAAATATATTATGGTATCTATTTTCTAATGCTCCAGTTATAAATCTATCATTTTCTAAAGCATCTAAACTATTTGCTGCACTCTTTGGAACTAAAAATGGAGTTAAACAGCCATCAAATAAAGAGTTTTTACCATTTTGTCCATTTCCCATTAATAACACAAAGTTTTGCGTAAATTGTTGTAATATTGAATATCCTAATATTTCACATAAATGACTAAATCGATTAAATGAAAAATTATTTGCAGTGTCAAAACTCATATTATACATTAATTCAAATGCATAGTTTCTTGTATTTTTATCATCTGTAATAATTTTCATTATATCCACAAAGTCTTCAAGAGGAACTTCAGAGATATTAATATCAAACGGGACGAAATCAATATCAATATACCACATAATAACATAACTACTATCATAAGTATAAATAATATTTGTATTATCTTTCATAATAATTTCTTCATATCGAAATAACCAATCATTTTTTAGAAAATCGAAAACACCATTTCTAAACGCAATACATGAGTTTGGTATTAATTTAATTTGATGCAATAATTTGTTTGCCTCCCATGTAAAAGATGCTCTTAACAATGATGTTTTAAGATTTGCAGTAAATGAACTAACAATTTCTGATATACGTTTATCCGTTTCATCAGAATGTGCAGTAAAATATTTAAATCTTAATAATGCATATAAATTATCAACTAAAATTTCTTTTGCTACATCTTTACCATGAAATGCATATTGTATATGGTCAAATCTTTTAGCAATATACGTTTCGTTATAAACATAGACTCCGCACTCTCTTGCTAAAATTTTTCTCCATTCACTTAATGAAGTATCAGTATGGAGAGAAGTTGATACTTTATTTTTTAAATTTTCTATAGCACTCATTCTATCTTCCCTTCATATAAACCTTCCTGCTTTAAAAGTCGTAATGTATTTAATTGTTTTACATTTGCTTTTCCAATATAACTATACGTCCAAACAGAAATACAGTTTGTATTTTCATATAACCAATCTGGATACTTTCCAATAGTCAAGTTATAAATATCATTTCTAGATAGCCCTAACTTTTTCATTGCGTATTGAATTAAAAACTCATTATGAGAAGGAACAGCATAATGAACTGTTCCTTTATTATCAATAACAACTTCTAAATAATTAATAAAAGTTTTCTTATGCGTTTCAATATCAAAAGGACTATGCAATATTAATTGTTTATTCATTATCTTTATGCTCTTTAATATCATCTTCAGAAAGTTCATCGACATTAGATATTTCATATTTAAAATTTTGAAAATCTGAACTATCATATTCTATACCAATAGCATTATTTAGTGCTTCACCTTCTGTTTCAGCAATAATGTCAACATAATATTCACATGTTATTTTTACATTATATAATTTTTTCTTATTCATATAATTTTCTCCTTTATATTTTATATTTATCTTATCAACGTTTGTCGTTGTACTTGAAGCAGTATCATGACAATAACAACATAGTTCTGGTATGAATGAACTTATAAACTTTCCGCACTTATAACAAACATTGTTCATTTTCTTTTACCTCTTCTATTTCGCCGTACATACATATTTCACACATGTGTTTACATTTAGAACAATACTTATCGAAATACTTCTCGAAAGACTTTCTATTAATAACCTTTGTCTCAAATTTAAGTCCGCAGCGTTTAGATTTATCTTTTAGTTTTTTATTTCTCACTATTTATCACCATGTCTTCGTAAATTTTTAATTTTATGACCGCAATATTTACAACTGTTCCGTTTTTGTCAGTGTATGTTCTAACTTCTTCTTCCATTTTCTTATCTTTGGAATTGTTTACTTTCTTCCACTCTTGAAAAGCGTTCCAACCTTCTTCACTGTAAATAACATTATCTAACAATAACTCCTTATGCTCTTTTAAATAGTCTTCTATCAAAGCCCATTCTTTTTCGCCTAGTTCCTTTTTAATAATTTCAAAATCTTGTAATATACTCATTTTATTTATTCATCCTTATAAAAATTTATATGGTACTGCTTTTACTGAATTCACTATACCATAAATATCGTTCCACGTTATTTTTCTAGTGTTCTTTTTTACATAAAAGTCTACTCTCCATTGTTTATTGGCTATTATTGTATATGTAGTTTTATCTGCTAATTCAACATATTCGCCACCATTACTAACAATTTCTTCCCATATTAATTCATACGGTGTTCCAACTCTAACTTCTAACCCCTCTATGTTTAATTTTTTCTTTAAAAGTATTGTTCTTTCTTCTAACAATTCTTTAACATTATTATCAAATCTATCGTCAGTTATTTGTTCAAAATATAAAGTTCTTGCCATTTTATTTCTTTCCTCCTATTTATTTTATACTTATATTATACACCTTTAAAACAAAAATACAAGTAAATGAAAACACTTTCATTTTATTTTAATGTGTATCATTTACTTGTATTTACTAGTTGCTTTAACAATTTAACATATCTTCTAAATCAACATATGTCACATATGTTTCATAATCAATACTTGTATCGTAAATTCTAATGTCCCATATAAATAGTTTATTGTTTTTTCTACTTTGTGCAATAGTAAAAATTACATCTCCCCAAATAACATCAAACCAATCATCACTTTCATCCCATTCTAATCTATCTACTGAATTATTACATTTCATTAAATCAAATGCTTGTTGCAATGATAAGTTCTCTATACTTTTTTCAATCTCAAATAATAAATTATAATCAACCATTGTATTCCCTCTTTCTTTTTTTTATTTCTTAACTCTTAAGAGTTCATTCTCAAACACTTCTACAAACTCATCGTAAAATCTTTCGATTGCTCCACCACTAATAATACTTTCAAATAATAATACCATTTCAATAATTACTTCTTCTTTGTCTTGTTCTTTGATTGATTCAGTATCATAACCATAAAACCCAATATTAAACACTTTCACAAGTTTTTCAAAGTTCTTTTCCACAAATTTATAAATGTCTAATGTGATAGGAAATGAAGCGTTAAAATCTACGTTTTCAACTCTAACATTCTTTGCAATTATTTCTAGTGTTTTATCATAGGTATCTACTTCTTCAGTATCTCCAATATCATAACAAAAACATACTCCCATATCTACTGTATTATCGCATATATCAGTGTCAATACTGCCTTTACAATAGTCTTTTATAAAACTGTATAAAGTCTTTTTAACCATATTTTAATTTCCTCCTAAAAATATCTTTCTATTATTTCCTCTCTTGACAACTCCACTAACTCCATAATATCATTACTAATCTTCTCAATGTTTAAATTTTGTTCTTCACAATTAAAATTTTCTACTATATCGCTAAATGTTTCTTTATCATTGTCTTCATTTATTAATAGTTCTATGCAATAGTCTACTTCGTTATCTACTCCATTTTCTTTCTCACACCATAATAAAAGATTGTCGTTTACTCTTAAGTCGCCAATAGTTCCACACGGTGATTGCAACACACTTCTTAAAAATGTTTTAATATCTTCTTTATTCTCTATCATATTTAATACCTCCTACAAATATGATTTACTTACTCTTTAATTATACCATTTTATACCATATAGTCAATAGTTTTTATTACAATGAAAACACTTTCATAATTTGTTTATAAAAACTATTGACTTATGATATTTTTATTTGTTGTTATTTATTCTTAACTCTTAAGTGTTATGCTTCTAACATTTTAATTACATTACTTACTATTTTATTATTATCACAAAAATTATTAATTCCACCCTTAAAGTCTTTTAAACTTTTCGCTTCTCTATATAGAATCGGTGGCAACCAAATCCCACAACAAATTTCAGTATTAATATAAACTATCTTGTTGTTTCTTCCGTTCTTAATAAAACCACTGCACCCTCTTTTACTACCATTAATATTAATATTCTTCAAATGATATTCTAGTGAGTTATCTTTGTCTACTTCTTTAAACATATTTTTTAACTTTGTCATTAGTAATACACTCATTTTAATTCCCTCCTAATTTTTTATTCTTAACTCTTAAATGTTTATTAATTCTTTTCACTGCTTCTAACCCATCTTGTAAATTATCAACTTCAACATTAATAAATGTATAACCTTCTTTAATATCGTTATATGCGATATTTAATTCAAGTCTTGCATCCGTTTCTTTTTCATCTTCGATTAATAGTATTTTTTTACCTTTATTATCAAAATAACTCGCTTTATAATAATATTCAATTTCTCTTAACTCTACTTCTTCTGCTACGTCTTTATAATTAATTATCGTATGTTGTAAAGTGGAATAAATATATGGGTCTTCTTGTGGTGTTTGAATTACTAAATTATCTTTATCTAGTCTAATCACTGCAAGCCCATTATTTAAAATAATATTGTTATTATCTTTAATACTTAATAAATTTACGAACATATTTTTTACCTCCTATATGTTTTATACTATTATTATACCATATATTACCAATAAAGCAAGCATAAACTAATGAATAATCAATGAAAACGGTTTCATATATTTTATAGCTTATGCTTGTTCTTAACTCTTAAGTGTTAAGAGTATATTTTCTCGCCTAACCATTTTAAATATCTTTCAACACTACTATTATTAAAGTCAATTTGTACTAAAGCGTTCTTAATAATTGCTTGTGTTCTTGTGTCTGTATTTTTCATAAACTCAACGATATTTATATATTGCACCATAGTTATTTTATTTTCACTTGTTATATTTATAAACGTATCTAAATCAGTCCCTTTTTCTTCTAGGAAAGTATCAAGCCATTTCGTAAAGGCGTTTTCTACTGCTTTATTTTCTCTTTCAAGCCATTTATTAATATCTTTAATATCTTCTTCAGTAATATCAATTATACCATTGTCGTCTTCTCTAACAAAGATTGCATTGCCAACAAAAACTTCTCCATAAGTGTTATAATTTTTTTTGTAATTCATAATAATATTCTCCTTTTTATTTATATTTATTTATTTTTTAATTCATAAGCGATATCGATAATTTCACCATCTTCACTAATTAAACTATAACAAGTTGCATCTAAATTAGAAGTTTGATTAATTATCGATGTATGAATTTCACCCGCCCACTCATAAGTTTCACCTTTATAAGTTCCAAATACTTCTTTTGCGTCATTTAAATTGGTAAATTCATGTGTTGTAACCATAGATGAAGTGGCTGAAATTCCTTTTGATATTGAATACGTAATCTCATGTTTTGTTATAATATATTTAATTCTTTCATTCATAAATAATATTCTCCTTTATATTTATTTATTTTATAATTCTATTATACCACATAACTTATTAAATGTAAATAGTTTTTTTAAATTATTTTTATTTATCTTGCAGTTCTTATTGAAAAGCATTTATTCAATCCATTAATTTGTTTATCGTTTTCAGTTTTATATGCAGTATATCCACCATTTACTCCAATAAATATTAACCAAGTGTTCCGAAACCATTTTGTATTATTTTCATCATTTAATTCTATTGATACAGAATATCGATTAGTTATATTATTTCGTATACATGTTTCTTCGTTTAATAATGGTTCTACTTCAAATTTTACAACCAAGAGTCCTTTTTCTTGTGCTCTTAATTCAACTACGTTTCTTAATTTTTTAATTGATTTTATTTGTCTCTTATTCATAAAATAATATCCTCCATTTATTTATTTATTTTATAATTATATTATACCACATAATTAATCAAATGTAAATAGTTTTTTTAAATTATTTTAATTATATTTATATTATATATAGTTTTATTAAATTATATACCAATTTAATAGTGGTAAGTTAATAAACTTTTTGTATTAAATTGTGTGTATTAAACTTTTTGAAATTATTATTAAGAAAAAAACGTTAATAAAATTATTAAATTAAAGTATGACATCTTAATAGCGAATTTAATAAAATAATTTAATAAAATAAAAAGTCAAAAACTACCCAAAAAGTATCAATAAAGCGTCATTTTAACGTCTTTTCCTTTCTTTTTTATTCTTTTATTAAATTATTAAAATAAATATATATATATATATAAAATAATGAAAATAGTATGAAAATATGGTAAATATATAAATATATATATATATAGTAAAAAAGTTAATAATTTAATAAATTTTTTGCTTTTCTCGAATTTTTTCAAAATATTGTAAATCTATTAAACTGCAACTTAATAAGAAAATTTTGGGGTTTATTAAATTAACTTTAATAAATTTACACTTCTAACATTGAAATGTTAATGATAAAAGTTTATAATATTGTTTTACTTTTTGTGTGAAATATGTTATAATATAATTATAGGAAGGAGGTGTAAAAATGAATGGGAGAAACAAATCAAACAGTTAATGACTTATTTAAAAGTTATATTCTTGCTACATCTAAACCAAAGGAAACTACGTTAATCGACTCTGTCGAAACCACAAAATCTAAAGTTAAAGATGCTTATTCAAATGCAGTGTTAGGAATTGGTGGAGAAGACAAAGTAGAACAATTTTCAAAATATGGCTTAAGCAATGATACTCTCAATTGGTGGTTATGGATTGCATTATATCATGAGTCTTGGGTATTTCGCAGAGCAATTGATAAACCATCTCAAGATGTTGTTAATCATGGAATTACTTTAGAAGGGAATTCAAATAAAGAAAATGTTTATAAACAATTAAATAAACAAATTCCAGATTTAACTCAACTTGTTATGTGGGGTTCGTTATTTGGTGGTTCGGTTGCAGTAACATTATTTAATGATATTAAATTTGAAGATATGGAAAAGTCTATCAATGTTTACTTTAATTCTAAAAAGATTAATAAAAAATCTATTTTAAAATTGTATGTTACTGATAGATGGTATGGCTTATCACCTACAAATGATGATTTGGTTAGCGATATGAGAAGTATTGACTATGGCAAACCAAAGTATTATAATGTTACATTAGCAAATGGTTCGACGTATAAAATTCATCATAGTTGGGTATTACGATATGAACATAGAGTTGCACCAAACTTAGTTAAAAAAGGAATGCTTCAAAATTGGGGATATGCTGAAGGAGTTCACATATTTAATGAATTATCAAGGGATGATAAAATCAAAGCAAGCATACATTCTTTAATCGATAAATCTTTAATTGAAGTAATTAAGATGCCTGGTATGCGTGGTGTCTTTATGGGTTCTGACTCAGATAATGAAAATCAACTTCGAAAAAGATTAGACATGGTTAATTGGGGTAGAAACTTTAATAGTTTGACTTTCTTAGATAAAGATGATGAATATCAACAGAATAGTTTTCCTGGTTTAACTGGTTTATCAGATTTATTAGAAAAGAATATGTGGTTAGTTGCTGCAGCATTAGATATGCAAGGAATTCTTTTTGGAGATTTAAAAGGCGGATTTAGTAATGATACTGAGGCTATGGCAAGGTATAATGAAACTATTCAAAATCGTAAAAACACGTACTTTAGAATGCCACTAACTCACTTGTTAGAAATTCTATATAAAATGTACGATATTAAAGATGATGTTGAATTTGAATTTAATTCATTGATAGTTCAAAAAGAAGATGATAGGTTAAAAGAATTAAGTTCATTCGGTGATTTTTTAAGTAAAATGCTTAGTGATGGTATCTTAAATCCACAACAAGTAGCAAGGTCAATTCAAAAATATTCTAAAAAATCTGGTATTGATATTGAAATTTCAGATGATGATATTGATAAACTTAAAGATACAATTGTAGAAGAAATGGAAGAAATTGAATTTCCTGAAGATGAAGATAATAAAGATGAAAATAAAGTTAATATTAAAAATGTATCTGTTAAGAAGAACACAAAAGATACATACGTTAATGATATAACTCATAGTAAATGGATAGAAAAAAAATGGAACAAGGAATATCCATTATTAAGAGCAGGTTGGTATGAAGTAGACCCTGAAAAACAAGCAAAATCAAAAATACAATTACATCCATCATTTTATTTATTTAGTGATAAATTTCCACCAGGTAGACATTTCGGGGCACAGGCTCATAAGAATAGTATAAGATTTAGTAATCATAGTTCAGTGTTTGAATGCGCTGATGATATAAGATTTAGTCAATATAATAGAACAGAATATGAACAATCTGCAGATAAATATATTGCCAATCATCCTGAGTTAATGGAAAAACTTTATAAAAAATAGGAGGAGTATATGAGAAAAATTCTCATAGTAATAGTATTAAGTTTATTTAGTATAGTTTTAGTTGGTTGTGATAAAAATGACAACTTTAGAAATGAATTGGTATTTACGATAAAGGCATTAGAATTTGACCGTTCTTCAATTGATGTTGCTGAAAATGATGGTTTATTTTATTCAGGTACAGCAAATATTGTTGCTCATCAAGAAAACGAAATTGCGATAATAAATATTACAAAAGATGGTAAAGCAATAATGTTAGAAATTTCAATTTTAGAAGAAACATTAAATTATTTTTGTATATCAGATGTTAGTATACAATACATTAATTTAGAAAAAAATTTAGATATTAATTTATATTATTATGCAGATTATAAATATAAGAAACTTAGTTCATTAGATAAATTTATAGATAATTTAGAAAAACTTACTATGAAAGATTATGAATTAATTTTAAAAGATTTAGGTTATTAAAATATACGGAGGAGAAAAAAGTATGAAAAAGTATATTAAAATTCAAAGTTCAGTAAATATTCAAGTAACAGCAGGTTTAGATGCATTAAATATGACTGATGCAAATCAACCTATTGCAGACAAATTAAAAGTTCAAGCATTATGGACTAAAGAAAAAGTTTTAATTAAAACTGGTGCAGGATATTATCCTGGAATAATTAGTACTTGGAAGACAGTTAAGGCATTGGCAAAAGACAATGTTATCACTTTAGGAGAATTTGTAGATGAACTTCCTTCAACTATGACTGAAGAAGAATATGCAAATACAGTAAGAATTGAAGAAAATTTAAAAAATGGTGTGGCAGAAAAAGAAAGACAAATTAAATCACAAACTGTAATTAAAGAAACTAAGGCTGAAAAGAAAGCAAAACAATTATCAGAACTTGCTTTAGATAAAACAGAAGAGTAGCAATTATGTTAAAGCAAATTGAACAACAAATAACACCATTATTTGAATTTTTAGGCATTCCTCTAATAATTTTAACACCTTTGTTATTTATCTTGTTCTTGCTCTTTAGATATATCTTACCAAAAATGTTGAACAACAATGCTACTTTTATTGGAAGACTAGTTGCAAACATTGTTGCTCAACTTTTTGGTGAAGGTACTGGTATGGTAAAAGGTGTAGAAAGTTTGGACGTAGTTCAAGTTATTAAATCTATTCCTGAACTAACTAAAGAGTCTGAAGAAAGAACAAATGAAAAGTTAAATGATGTTTGTGAATTAGTTTCATTGTTAAGCGAAGCAATGATGAGTGAAAGACTTATTAAACCTCAGTCATCTAGAATACTTCAAGAAATTATTAAAAAAAGTAGAGAAATTCGTGGTTTAGACGAAAATAACAATCCAATTCAAGTTGAAAACATTGTTAATGAAGAGATTGGAACAGTGATTGAAAAAGTATGAATATAAAAGAAAGAAAACCAATAAAATATAAAAAAATTTGGTGTATACTTTTAATCACATTGTCATATGTGTTTGCATATTTTCTTCCACTATTATTATTATATAATAGTATGAAAGACTCATTCATAAGAGATTATGTTATACGAAAAGAAATAAGTTGGTCACTCATAGGATTTATTACAATATCTGTAGTAATGACAATTATGTTAGTAATTAAAATTTGTATTAAATTATGGAAGGCTTCAGCAAGTATAGGAAAATCTTTAACGTTTGGTTTTATTAAAATTTTTATAGTTTTGTTTATTGTATATCTATTAATCAAAGTATATAATTTTACATTCTATGTTGAGACTAATGCATTAAAAGTTCTAGGTTCTATAAGAGGTTTCTTGGATGTTGGAAAGCAATATTTAATTATTTATAGTATATGTTTATTTCTATCAACAATATGTAATGTTATTGCAATTGAAATTGATAAAGAATATGTTCGTTCTTTAAATTGGTTATAGAAAGGAGGTAAGTTATGCCTACTAATAAAATTACAAATAATTTAAAAGTTCATGGAGAGAATACAACTCAAAAATATACTGATTTACAATATAGTGATAATATTGAAAGAATAAATGGAGTTCAACCTGGAACAACAATAAGTTCTAACATTATAAATACTGGACTTAGGCAATCAACATTAGTTTCTACTGCTTTAATCGATGCGTTAAAAGCATTAATTCCTACTGAAAATGATTTGGTAAATTCTATTACTGTTGGTTCAGATACTCAATTGACTGATTTAACTAATGCTTTTATTGATGCATTGGCTAAAATTAAAGTTCAAAATGCTATATTGGCAGATAATGTAAAATCAGGTGCAATCGTAGAAGAAACTACAAGAGCATGGAATGCTAAACAAGGTAAAAGTATTAGTTTAAATTTAAATTCAAAAACTACATATAAAGGAACTTGGGAAGGAACTTATAAAAATAATGACATTGTTTATTATAATGTAGGAAATGTATATAAAGGTTTATACTTAGTTAAAGGCTTAACAGCAGAAACTGAAACTGCTATCGCGGGAACTTTAACTATTACTACTGGTTCAACACCACAAACATATCAAACAAATCTTACGAGATTAACATTTGAAACTAATATTGGTATTGATGGAAATTTAAGTAAGACAGATACAGTAAATGTTAGTTCTACAACAAATCAATTATTGACAGCAATAGGTGCATTTAATAATTTACAAGGTAAAGTTGCAGCAGGTGATGGAATTCTTACACAAACATCTATCGCTGGAAGTTTAGGAACTTTAGTTAAATCAACTACAATCACTTCTACTTCTACTGATGGACAATTACCTACAAGCAAAGCAGTTTATAATCATGTACTCAATGTTTGGAATTCAAAATTGCCTGCTGGTAATAAGATTTTAACTCAATCTACTACAGGAAACTTTGGAACTTTAGAAAAAATAACATGGATTAACGATAAATCTACTGATGAACAATTACCTACAGCAAAGTCTGTTTATATGTATATTTTATCAAATATTATTATGGGGTATACAAAGACTGTTACAAAAGATGAATATTCTAGACCAATTACTTCAGGTGGAGTATATGATTTTGCTGAAACATTAAAATCTAAAATTTTATGGGAAGGTTCACATATTATAAGTAGTAGTTCATCTGCAATTGCTCTTAATTCAGTTCATGGAGTAGATTGGTATACAAAATACAAATATGTTATAATAGACTATTCAAATAGTCTTGAAACTGAAACTTGGTCAAGTATATTAAATATAGACCCATTTATTAAATCTGGAACAGCAGATACATATCTTTCAACACCTTTAGACATTACTGCATCAAATGCAATTTCATATGGCTTTAATATTCATCCAGTATTTGTAAATGACGTTAGATTTGGTGGTTTTGGATTTATTAAAACAAAAAAAATCACAATTGGTACAACTACTACAACTTTTGCAGACTCAACACTTACAATAAAAAGAATAGTTGGAATAGTTTAGATTTTGTAATAAAGTAAATAATATCTTAAAGGAGGTAAATTTATGAATAAAAATAAAAATATTAAAATTGTTATAGATATTTTATTTCTAATAATCGTTATCGTATTTGGTATGTTTGTATTTGATATAGTTAAAAGTATTACAAACGAATTAAATTATGATGAAACAAAATCTGCAATAGTTATTACTTTAGTTCTTATCGTATATGCAATTGTTTTTGGCGCAATATGGGCTAAAACTAGTTTATTGATTAATAAACGTTTAGGAGAAAGAAAATGAAATATTACGAAACGTCTTTTAAAATTAAAGACTATCCAAAAGAATTTAGAATTAAAAAAATTTCTCCAGTAAAGATTTTAAGTATTGCAACGCAATTCGGTGAAGACTCTTTAGAAGCGACTGAAAGAATATTTACATTTGCTTTAGAAAATACTGAAGTTTTAATCTTAGACAAATATTTGCCTGTTAAAGAAGAAGGAAAAGAAGTTTATTGGCCAAATGATATTGAAGACAATATTCTTGTTCTTCAAGAATTAGTTACATATTTTGTTAAAAATGTTATAAACATAGTTTTTCAAAAGTCCAGCGAATAAATTCAACTAACTCTAATAACTTCTCTGGACAAGAACAAAATATTGAATATGCATTACCTTCTAGCACTCATTATATTATTTATACGTTAATCGTTAATAATTTTGCAACATATAAAGAATTAAGAGATGACTATGATATATATGAAGTGCTAGAACTTTATGAAATGTGTGTTGTTAGTTCACACAATAAATTTATTGCTACAAAAGGGGTGAGATAGTGAATAAGCAATCTTTTGTAAAAGAATTAAAAATCAAAGTTGATGATAAAGAAGTAAAAAATCTTCAAGAGCAACTTGATAAAATTTATTTTGATACTATTAAATCCGCTATGGGAGATATTAAAGGTAGTTCAAAAGAAGAAATCGAAAAACTTAAAGAACTTAAAGAAATGATAGGCGAATTAAATGAAGATAATAAACCTAGAGATAATAATTTAATTCGAAATTTAGTTAAGGATAAATTAAGTTCAACGTTAGAGTCATTAAGTGATAATTTAAAAGACTTTTTTACAGATACATTTAATGAAGCAAAAGAACGAATATTTGATATGGCTTCATATGATTTAGAAAATTCTATGTTTTCAAATTCAACTGCAAGAAATCAAACATTAAAATATGGTCTTACAAATCCTGCTGAAAACTATGCTTTAACTCAAAGCATGTCTGAACTTGGAATGAATTCTGAAGAAGATTTAATGTATATGAATGAAAATCAAAGAGATAAATTTGCAGAACGTATGGGATATTGGACTTCAAAATATCAAGAACTTGCAAATAAAGATTTCTTTGCCACTGTTCAAAACTTTGCTTTAGAGTGGAATGAATTTAAGACTGAATTCCAATTAGATTTTATTGAATTCTTTATACAAAATAAAGATACGATACAAACTGTTATGAACGTTGGTTTACAATTTATGGAAAGTACTCTTAATATTTTATCAGATATTCTAAACTTTTTACAAATATCTAGAAGTGATAGTCAAAAAAATGCTGCTTCAATGGAAGTCATTAGAAATTATTCAAATAATGCTACTTCAAATAAAGTAACTATAAATAATACGCTCAATCCTGCATCACAAGTTTTAACAGACAAATCAATGTTAGAACAAGCAGGACGTTTGTCATATTCTCAAATAATTGAAGCATTAAGGGAGTGATTTAATATTAAAAATAAAAGATTAGTTCTATCGACAACATTAGATGATATTAAATTATACTTAGATTTAGATACAATTTCATCTACAAATATAACTTTAAATTCTGCAGTTTCAGAATATCCTTTAGTTGAAGGTGACTCAATCTCTGACCATATGTATAGACAACCTGGTACAATATCAATTTCAGGAACATTTAGTCAACAAGGTAGATTTAGTAATACGTTTACTGATACTGGAAATAGATTACAATTACTTCAGCAATTATTTGAAAGAATTAAAGATGAAAGTGTTTTTGTTGATATTTTAAGTATATATAATGTTCGTAAAAATTGTGTTTTATATGGAATTGCTTGGAATGAAGGTGCTAACACTTTAGATTATACATTTTCATTTAAAGAAGTTTATACGGCAAATATTACTGAAATTGAATATGAAGTTGATGTTACTGATGAAAATTTACCTGCATTAACTGACCCATTGCAATTAGATTTAACTGACACTTTAATCGATTGGGAAGAAGTTGATACAATCGTAATTAAGGCATTACAAGATGCTGGATTAGTAGATGATGAATTTCTATTGGCAGTGCAATCTTTAATATCAAATGACAATGTTAGAACGACTGTATTAATTGGTGGTGTTGTAACTGTTGCTATTGGTGCAAAAGTTATTACAACTGCTTTAGCAATGGGTGCTGCAATTCCAGGTGTTGGATGGATATTAGTAGGTGTTGGTGCATTAGCAGTAGGACTTTATTTTGGTTTAACTGCAATTAAAAAATCTGTTGAACAAAAGAAATATTTAGTTAAAGCATTTAAAAATTATAAAGATGATAGACGACAACAAGCAGAAGCAACTAGATTTTTAAATTTTATTGGAACAATACATCAACAATTGGAAGTTTTGGAACAATCTGGTAAAGTCTATTCGATACCTTCAAATATTAATCAGGAATGTATTATAAGTATTGATGGTAATTATTATATATTTAAGTTTGAAAAGAATAACACAAGTCAATTTTGGGCCTTAGAAGTTAAAGATATGAATGAAGAAATTGTTTGCGAAGTAAGTTCTATGGTAGGATTGAAATCTATCGCTGATGCAACGCAACGTAATAATTTATTTGCTTCAAAAAATGGTTCATATGTATATCTTATTAATACAAAACTTATTGAAGAAGACCAATATAAAGATTGGGACGATGAACTTAAATACTATGGAGATTTACGAAATTTTGTTTTCTTTATAACTTCTGTCGACATGGAAAAATGGAATGATTTAATATTAGACATAGTTGTCAATGCAATTACGGTGTAAATTATGAAAGTTTGGAAAAGAAAATTAATCGTAAAATTTAAATCAAGTCTTTCAAAAAAAATTATGAGTTTTGGTGAAAACGAAAAAAGTAATTTATTAATAGAAATCAAAGGTTCAAAATATTTATCTTCATTAAAAGACGAATTCGTAATTGATATATTTAATCTTACATACGCTGAAATTGCTAAACTTATTTCATTAAAATATGATGACATCGAAATATTTGCTGGATATGAAACAATAGGTATTCGTAAAATCTTTAGTGGAAAAGTCATTTATATTTCAAATGAAAGAGAGTCTAGAGAAACAAATATAGTTCATGTAATTTGTGTTAGCAAATTGTTAGGGATTTATAATTCAAGACTTAATTTAACTTTAAATTCAGGAATTAATATGTACGCTGCTTTAAATTTTATTATAAAAAGAGGCGGGGTTAAAAATTCAAATGTTTCTGAAGAATTTAAAAGAAAATTTGTAACTGATGTAATGTCAGCAAAAGGAAAAGTGAGTTCAATATTGGATACATTTACTAACAATTCTAATTCTTATACTGTTCAAGCAGATGCAAGTCAAGAGTCAATTGTTAGTATATGGGATTTAAAAAGAAGTGATGCAAGAATAGTTGAAATAAAGCCAGAAAATGGAATGCTAATAAATGGATTTCCAACATTAACAACAGATGGAGTTATGTTACAAAGTTTACCTGTATTTAATTTTATGCCTGGTGATACTTTAATTATAGATAATAGATTAATTGATATGAGTATAAATTCTGTTAGTCAAGCGACATCTTCTCAATTGGGTACATACTTAGATAAAAACAATAAGTACGTATTATATCAAATCAATTATTCATTATCAAATCAAGATGGAGATTTTAAATTAATATTAAAATCAAAAGCAAAATCTATTTTAATGAATATCTTTGGAGGAAATTAATGAAATATGCAAAGCAAGATGATTTATTGTCAGTCTTATTACAATTAGAAAAACGTATAATGAAAAAATTAAATGTTGCAACATTTGGTTTAGTAACAGAATTAAATACAATTGAAAAGACTTGTTATGTTAAAACATTTCCTTCTGATGATAATAATGAAATTGCTTGTAAATATCCAGATGATATGGAAATAAACTTAACGATTAATTCAATTGTGATTGTTTTATTTATCGATAAAGATTTCAGACAACATTTAAAATTAGTCGAAAATGGAAATCTTGATGCAAAGACTCAAATCTCTGAAATATTGCATAGTGATATTTCTGGAGTTATCATTCAAATCTTTAAAAAAGGGGGAATATAATTAAATGCAATCATCAAATTATTTAGGTCTTATTACATTTAATGCAAATGGAATTGTCGTTGCAAATTATCAACAAGTTAGAGCAGTAATAACGCAACAATTTAAAAGCATTTATGGAAGTGATATTGATTTATCTAGTAATACTGCAGATGGAATTTACATCGAAACATTAAGTTTATTAATAAATAATATGTTGCAAACTATAAAAACGATGTATTCAAATCTAGATGTTAGAACAGCAAATGGAAAATATTTGGACACTCTGTGTGCATTAACAAATATTACAAGACGTCAAGCAACAAAAAGTTCAGTATATGTTACAATTACTGGTTTAGACTCAAACTTTACATTTGGTCCTGGAAATCAATTAGTATTATTAGATAAAAATGGAACAACTTGGACATGTGACGTATTTACAACAAATTTAAATGGTGAGGCTACAGTATTAACATTTTGTGATGAATATGGTCCTGTTTCTGCTCCAGTTGGTTGGATATATACAACAGTCGAAGTTTTAGGAAATGTAACAATTACAATGAATGGTGACGCAATTCTAGGTTCATTTATCGAAAGTGATAGTGAATTAAGGTCTAGAAGAGATAATGTTTTATCAATGAAAAGTTCAACTGTTTTAGAAGGACTAGTTGCGTCATTATTAAACATTTCAGGAATTGAAGATTGTAAAATTTATAATAATGATACTGCTGCATCAATTACAGCAAAAGATGGAACTATTATAAATAAATCAAATATATATATTATCTTAAGAAAAACTCAAAATATACCAATCGAAGATAGTATGATTGGTTCGATTATTTATAGTAAAAAGACTCCTGGTGTTCATACTACAGAAACTACTGATTTAACTGGTACATTAAAAAGTTATAACTATCCGAACTCTTTAGGAGTAACTCAAACAATTCATTGGAAAGAATGTGTTAGAATTAACCCAACAATAGTTGTTAAAGTTCAACCATCAGAATATTTTGTTAGTGGAGATAATGCATCTTCTACAAGTATAAAAATTGCAAATGATGTTATTAAATTTGCTAATGGTTTAAGAATTTCTGAAAATATAAATATGTTTGAACTGCAATCTGTAATACATTTTGCTGACCCAAAATATAGAGGACTTTCGACATACACACTAAATTCTGTTACAATAGATGCTCTTAATACAAATTATATTAATAAAGATACTTCATTTAATTATACAAATATTGTAATAACAGGTTCTGCTCCTGGAGAAATAACTATTACTATATCATAATGAAAAAAATAAAAAAGTTATTATTAAAATGTATTGATTGGGCTAAACCTTACTTTACTTGGAAAATGTTACCTTGTTTAATTCTTGCTTGGATAATTACAAATGGATGGGCTTATATATTTATTATCTTAGGCTCTAAACTAGGAATAAATTGGATGACAATCGCTGGTACAACTTGGGCTACAATATTATGGATGCCTTGGACATTAGAAAAACCTTTAGTGACAATTCCACTTTCATTATTATTTTATAGATTAATCTATCGAAAAAAATTTGTAAAAAAGGAGGTCGATAAAAATGATAATTGATAAATTAAAACAAAAAGAATATTATTTAAGTAAACTAACATTGTTTATGAGAAATTCATATGGAATTGAAGAACAATTTACAATATTTTGGAAACTATTAATCGATATTGATAGTTCAATCGATGATATATTTGATGCTCTGACATTGTTAAAAGATATAGATGTCGATGATACTTTAGATAAATTAGCAGAATTGGTCGGTTCGAAACGTCAATTAGATGTTGTATATGAAATCAATTTGACTCCTACTAGATTTACTCTTAATTTAACGAATAAAGAACTTCTTCGATCGATTAAAACAAGAATTCTACAAAATAATTACTTTGGAACGTATCAAGAATTTGTAGATAATTATCAAAAAATTGGTTTTAAAGTATTAATCTATGATAATGTAAATCCTAACACTGTATCAATTGTTTTAAATGATAGTACAAGTTTAACTGAAAATGATAGACATATGTTTTTATCAGGAAATTATACAATTCGTTCAATGGGAATTGAGTATATTCATTTTATTCAATCGATTGAACTTCTGGGAGTATGGAATAACTTAACAAGTACTTATGACTCTAATACTCAATGGGGTGAATAAATATGAGATGTAGAAAAATTCATTTTGAAAGAAATGGTGGAAATATTTTATCTAGAACAATAGTTTGGTTTGGCTCATATGGTTTAACGCAAGATGGCAAGGCGAAATTTTATTCGGAAGATAAATCAAGTTATAGTGTTGGAACTCAGGCTGTTTCAGACTCATTAATGCAAAGATTAAATGTTTTACAAGGGGAATTATGGTACAATGTTAACGAAGGAATTCCGTTATGGGATAATCATCGTAATACTTTAGTATTAGATACATATATAACGTCAACGATTTTAAAACATCCTGATGTTGTATCAATTACTGAATTTAATTCAAAAATAACTAAAGTTGAAAAAGAAAACTATTCGATGTATAGTGCAAATATTAAAATCGCTTCTAAATATGGTTCTGTAGATATAAATATTTCGCAAAACATATCATAGAAGTTAATTCTGAGAACTTTATCTTTTTATTGATTAAGGAATATTAATAAAGATTTTATAAGGTTCTCAGAGAATATTAAAGTAAGGAGAAGTTATATGAAAGTATTAATTACTGAAAAATTAAGTAAGCATAGGTACAAAACATCTGAAGGTTATCTAATTTGTGTCGACGCTATACTTGCAAGAACGGGTAAACAAACTTATAAACATAATCAAGTTTATAAAGACTCTGATGATGAATTTACTGATGTTGAAGTTAATCGTAGAGCAGAAGAAGTATTTTCACCTAAAGCAATCGCATCTTTTGAAAATAAACCTATAACGATTCAACATCCTGATGTCGCTGTAGATATTACAAATCATAAAGATTTATCTGTAGGATTTGTAAGAGATGTTAGAAAAGCATCATTTGAAGGTAAAGATGTTTTAGTTGGAAATCTTGTTATTACAGATAGTGATGCTATTGAAAAAATTGAAGATGGTTTAGAATATTTAAGTTGCGGGTATGATTGCGATATAAGTCAAGACTCTCATCCAGAACAAACTAACATTAGAGGAAATCATGTTGCATTATGCGAAAATCCTAGAGCAGGTATTACAAAAATTTTAGATAGTGAAATAAGTAAAAGTAAAGAAAACATATCAATTGTTAATATTTTAACTGATGCATTAGATAGTTTCGTAACAGATGAGCAATTCATATTTGAAACTCCAGAATATCCTAGAGATAGTAAAGAATGGCTTTTATGGATGGCAGATGATTTAAATTTAAAAACAATTAAAGTAAAAGTTAAAGAATTATATAAAGATGATAAAGTATATATCGAAGGAAATTCACAAGAAGTTAAAAAATTGATTGCAGAATATAATGCATTATATCCAAATAGAAAATTAGTTAGAACAACTTCAACTGAAGTAAATCGTAATCGAATTTATAATAAAGGATACATTTTAGCAGATATGTTAACGATGGCTTTAGATGAACAAAATAAAATTAAAGGCGGTTTGGCAGATAAAATGACAGTTGAAGAAATTGCTGAAAAACATCATGTAGAAAAAGAAGTTATTGCAAAGCAACTTATCAAAGGTATTGAAGTTGAATTTGAACATACTCACGATAGAGATAAAGCAAAAGAAATTGCTATGGACCATTTAGTTGAAATGTATGATTATTATGATAAGTTAGAAAAAATGGAAAATTAAGTGGGTGATTAAATGGACAATCAACAAATTGATATTCGTGATGTTTCTATAGAAAAAGTTAAAAGTGCTAAAACTCATACAGTAAGTTGGTTAAAACGATATGGTTATTGGGCAATGATAATTGTCTTATTTGTTTTAGGAATATTCTTATCTTTAATTACTATAGGAGATGTTTATCAAAGAACTGACTTAACTGAAGAAGAGGTTTATCAAAAATATATTTCTTCAGGTCATATTATGACTGAACGAGATATGATAATTGTTAAAGATATTATTATGGAAGCATATTCAAAAGATGAAGTTATTGATTTTAATGAATATGAGAGATTTGTAAAGAATATACAAACATATAATTATGAAGAAGTTAGATTTGACTCATTATCATTTTATATTTATACGAAAGAAGCACAAGAATTTATTAATTTTAGAACTTTATCTAAATGGAGAATAATGTTAGTCGCAGTAAATTCTATTTTAGGAATTTTGGCAACAATAACATTTATGCAAACTGGAATTCAAGATGCTTTAAATACTAAAAAATTAAAAGATGGCAAAAAAGACTTAACACAAGCAAGTATGGACGCTTCAAAATATAGATTAAAAGGTGAAGAATATTTCTCAAAATTATATAAAAATCAATTGGAGTCTGTTAGAAGAAATGAATTGTCTGTTGCAGGACTAATATATGAAGATTATTTTGATAAAGATGGGCGATATATTGAAGGAAAGTATGCAGAGCCTATTCAAAATGTATTAAATGAAGCATTAAAATTAAGAGTAGTTCAATTATCATTTGATGTATTAGCAACAAGTATTACTGCAAATAATAAAGATGTGAATAATTTTAATGGAATTAATCAATATAAATCAAAAGTTGCTAGAAAATCAATTATTATGAAGACAATTTCTATAATATTTGTATCATTTATCAGTATTTCGTTAATTGTTAGTGCTCAAAGTGCGTATCAAGCATTTATGAATATTATATCGATAATATTAATGTTTACAGCAGGTTTCTTAGAATATTTAAATGCATATGCTTATATTATAGATGATTATTCAGAAACATTGTCATCAAAAGAAAGACATTTACGTTCCTTTATTTCTTGGTGTGAATTACCAAAAGCGTCTGTTATAAGTGATGAACAAATTAAAGTTAAGGGAGGTGGCTCACCTAGTGAATTATAATCGAAATGATTTATTAGATGTTATTGGAAATGCACCAAAACTATTATACACATATAGAGGCGATATTCTTTCAACAATATTTGATATTAGTAATTATGTATTAGAAGTTGATACAGTATTATTTGTTTGCGAAGGTTTATCAACACCAATAGAATTAGTAGAAATATCTCAAAATAAATGGCAATTAACTTTATCTAGAGCGCAAACAACAATGATGGTTCCACAAAATTATAAATTTTCGATTAATGTTAGATATATCGATTTAACTGAAGAAACATTATATAATGGTACTTTAGAAATTTATAGCAAAGCAAATACTAATAATTCAAATCTTCATTATCAATCTACATTTTTAGAAGAACGTGCACCAATAAATACTGATAATACGTATTTAATTGGAAGTCTTTGGATTGATACTATTAAAAATAATGCATATATTTTATCTTCGATTGATGCTAACAATAATGCAAATTGGGTATCACTATTTATTGGAGAAGTATTTGATAATATAGAACAATTAACTATTGCGCTTAATTCTTTTACAGATAAATTTAATTTAGATTTATCTCAACTGGATACAAAAATAGATAATGTTGAAATAAATATAAATAATAATTTAAATACTTTCAAAACTAATACTGTAAATAATATTGTCAGTTTAAACAAAAGAATTGATGACGAAACAATTAGATTCGAATATTATAATTTAATCTCAGAATTTCCGACAATAGGTATAGAAAATGTAATTTATGTTGTAAAACCTTCTTTAGAGGAAGACGATTACTTATTATATTATTATAATAAAGATATAAATAAATATGTAGAATTTGGTTCATCTAGTAAAAAGAATATTCCATTATTTGAAACTTTAGAAGAAGTGAACGTAAAAATTGGAGAATATTTCTTACTTAAAACTAACACAAATGTTGTACAATTTATGCAAAAAACTTCAGATACGCAAATCGTTGATATTCATTATAACGTAGATGCAAATTATGTAATTGAAAATTCTAACAAATTATTTATGCTAGAAACTGAAAGAAATAAATTATCAAATATTGAAAGCGGTTCGCAAGTAAATAAACTTGAAGGAATTCAAATTGATGGTACAGATAAACAAATTACTAATAAAATTATAAATATTACGAAACAAGATATTGAAACTACTATTAAAAAAGGTAGTCCTAATGGGGTTGCAGAATTAGATACAGAAGGTTTTGTGCCATCGAGTCAATTACCAAGTTTTGTAGACGATGTATTAGAATTTGATACACTTATTAATTTTCCAATTACTGGTGAAAGCGGAAAGATTTATGTTGCTTTAGACAATCACTTGGCATATCGTTGGGGTGGAACAACTTATAATGAGATAAGTCCATCAATTGCACTAGGAGAAACATTTTCTACAGCCTATCCTGGAAATAAAGGTAAATTAAATGCTGAAAATATTGCTTTATTAGATGATAAAATTAGTAATTACGAAACAAATACTGATGATACATTGACTGGAATAACGACAAATATTAGTAATATATTAAATATAGAATTACCTAAAAAAGTTGATAAAACGATAATATTACCATTAAACACTGACTTAAATAACATAGTTGAAAGTGGTTTTTATACAATTATGTCAAGTCCTATAAATGCGCCAGAGTTTGCTAATTATAGTCAAATGATAGTTTCGAGAGGTAATGATACTATTATACAAATTGTATTTATATATAGTACTAAAAAAATGTTTTATCGTACAGGTAATATAACAACATTTATTAACGATGATTGGCATGAAGTATCAAAAGATTTGGCAGATTGGACTAAAACTCCATTAAAACCAACATATACTGCTAGTGAAGTTGGTGCAATTACACCTATTGAAGTCGATACTAAAATTAGTGATATTAAAATTGGTGGAAGAAATTTAATTTTAAATACTTCTGCATCAAGAACTAAAAGTTCTTCTGGATGGGTCGCTAATGATTGGTTTTTATCAGATGTAATGAAAAGTGGTACGTTTATGTTATCATTTAAATACGATTGTGATGTTTCTAATGATGTTGGTTTTAGTTTAGGAACTGACGGTATATGGGATAATACTTATGAATTATTAGTAAATCTTCCAGCCGGTAATAATATGTATTTTTCATCCCCTATTACTTTTGTAAGAGATACTCAAAATTCTTTTGCTTTTTATACTAATAACGTAATAACGATATACGATTTAAAACTTGAAATTGGTAATAAATCTACTGACTGGTCGCCCGCTCCTGAAGATAAACAAAATACATTAATCTCAGGAATAAATATTAAGACATTGGCTATGACATCATTGTTAGGTAATGGAAATTTAACTTTAGAAAGTTTAGGAATTGCAGATAGAGTACATTTACATGATAATTATTTACAATTATCTGGCGGAACTTTAACTGGTAATTTAAAAACGACAACTCTTTCTAATACATATAATGTTCAAAATGTTTATAGATTTTTTATAAGTGACACTCCAGTTGAAACAGTTATCTATACTGGTATAAAATATTTATCGGCAACACATATGCCTGTCGTACGTATATATGGATACGCTTATGGAATGCAAAGTCCGATAGAATTAAAAATAGGTTTCTATATTTTCGATGGAATTCTTGGTTGGTCTGGTGCAATTAGTATGGGTTCTTGGAGACCAGAAATATATTTATATAAGTATAATTCTGGAGGTATAGATTATGTCGCTATAGGATTGAACGGTTCAGTATATTATCTAGGTTTTCAAGTTGATGTACAATTAGCAAATAATGGGAGTTTTGGAAATACTGTAATGATTGACAATTGGTCGTCATCATATAAAATTAAAGCGCAAGTCGACATTGGTGATACTTTAATTCCAGCAATAGGAACTTCAAATTGTATACGAGTTTTTTATAAATCGACCATAACTATTGATGATATACCATCTTTACCAATCTCTCAAATTACAAATTTACAATCAAATTTGAATTTAAAAGCACCGTTGGCAAGTCCAGTTTTTACAGGTATTCCTAAAATAAATGCAGACGATATTGCAACGACAATTTATGTTGATAATAAAGTTGCAGGAATAGTTAATTCTGCTCCAGAGACTTTAGATACATTAAATGAATTGTCTATTGCTCTAGGAAATGACCCTAATTTTGCAACAACTATGAGTACAGAATTGGGTAAAAAAGCAACAACAGTATATGTTAACGATGAACTTGCTAAAAAGGCAAATCTGGTTCATAGTCATAATTCTCTCTTGGCTATAGATAATAGATTAATTAAGCCTATAGATTTTGTAGATATGAAAAGACAATTATTATTATATTTTACATCAATGGGAGGTTTATTAACTCCTTCAGGAAATACAGATTATCAGGACCTATTAATTTTAAATACTTATTCTGATGCAACCGGAGGAAAAATTAATGCTCTAAGTTTTGATAAATCTGAAAGTAAAATTACTCATATTCAAGCAAATATTGGTGCAGAAGAATGGGATGCAAACCCTAAAGTATTAGCATATACATCAGATATAACTAATCCTAAACAACTAAAAATAAATTATCGAGGACAATCATATATATATGATGGCTCTGTAGAAAGTGAATATACTTTTGACTTTGACCATGGTCACACAGAGGAAGATACAAGATTATCTCTTGTGACAATAACTGATTTAAATGCATCTAGTAATACATATCCAAATGGTAAAACAATACTAATGAATAATACTACTGCGAGTGTAAAGACATTTACAATTGATGAAGGTGGAACACACATTGTTGGCACTGAACTAACAATAATAAGAACTGGAACGGGTGAAGTAGAAATTGTTGCTGGAACAAATGTTACTATTAATTCGTTCGATAATATGAAATTTATAAACGGTCAATATCAAGCAGTAACGTTAATTAAAACTGCACCAAATAATTGGTTATTGATAGGAGCGTTGAAACCATGAGTTGGCTAGTAGGAGTAATTGCAAATCAAACAATTTATGCGTCTAGTAACCCAACTGTGGTAGTCCAGCAAGCACAAGCAAAAGGCGAAGCAAGGTTTTTAATTACTAATAAAAATAAAAAAACATCAATGATTTATTATCGTAAAGTCGGAGATGCATTATGGAACCCAGTATCGTTGGAATATAATGAAACTAGATTGGCAACTTTTAATGGCACAGCAGGAGTTAGTATTTCACTAGAATGTTATGCTCAGGCTCCTGCTGAAAAGCCTAGTGATTTAATTACTATTACGACGCAATATTATCAACCACGTATTACAACTAAACCGACTGTTGAATTTGTTTCAGTAAATACACCAGGATATGCGCAATTTAAAATTACTAATAATGATTTTGATAATGTCGAAATATTTTATAGCGTTAATGGTGGTAGTAGTTGGGTTGGAGGAAATTATGTGTCAAGTGGTGGTAAATTAGAGCCAATGCTGCAAGGCACACCAAATTCAACAATAACTTTAGAAGCATATGCAGTTGCAATAAGTGATATAAGCGACCCATCCGAAATAGTGTCAGCAACAGGTACATATGGTGATATGTATATTGCAAATGCGCCAGCAATATCAGTATTAACTGGTACACCAATAGAGGGGCAAGCAAGATTTGCGATTCAAAATATGGATAACAGTGAAGGATTTTTGTATTATAATGTTGATAATGGCAGTTGGAATGAAGCAATTGTTGGTATATATAGTGCTATTGAAATTACAATTACTGGTACACCAGGTACTAATTATATATTAAAAGCATTATATTCGACAAATGGTAAATATGATAGTAATATAACAATGTATAATGGTACATATTACATAAAACCACAAGCAACTGAACCAACAATTACTAATGTTACGACAACAGTTGAAGGGCAAGCAAGATTTACGGTTAAAAATAATGAAGCAACTAGTGGAACCATTTACTATAAACATAATGGTACGTTAACTTGGTCATCTACGTCAATAGGTAGTGGAGCAACGATTACGTTAAATTACACTGGTGTACCAGGTTCGTCAATTATTGCTGAAGTTTATTATGCGACAAATGGCAAGCGAGATAGTGAAATTGCAACAGCAAATGGTATACATTATCAACTACCACCAAAAACTGCGACACCCGCAATTATGGCGGGACCGCAATATTATAATGATATGGCTGGTATGATGGCAATAGATGTTGAGTTTGGTAATGCAGATGCATTGCCTGTAACTATATATTATAAACGTTCCACAACTTCAACATGGACAAATGGTGGTACAGTACAACCAAATAATAGTATTATCGCGACTTATTTATTGACAACAAGTGGTATAATAGTACAAGCATATGCAGTAGCAACTGGAAAGTTAGATAGTGATATAAATCAAACGACAATTAATTAAAGGAGGAGCAAATGTTAGAAGAAGAAATAAAATTAATTGAGACTTTAACAAATTATGTTATATTAATTGGTGTCGTTTCAAATGATACAAATAGAAAAAGTACTATTGCTAGTGTTGGTATAACAAATGCTGAACTAATGTTTATACATGAAAATGGTTCACCATTAAGAAATATTCCTGCTAGACCAGTATTAGAAAAAACAATTAAATGGGCAGAATTGAAATTTTTAGATGTTATTAACATTTGTATTGAAGGAATTTTTAATGGTTGGCAAAAAAATGAAATTGAAAAAGAATTAAATAAATTATGTATGCGAATGGAAAAATATGCTAGACGACTAATATACGATAACGACGGTCGTTTAGCATCAAACGCACCTAGTACAATAAAAAAGAAAGGATTTAATCATCCATTATTTGTTACAGGACAATTGGCTAGGAGTATTACATGCACGTTATCGACAAAATTAAATCTAGAGTAAACTTTTAAGTTTTATATAAATATTTATATTAATTAAACTTAAAAGTTTATCTAGAGTCAAATTTGATGTCAATTTGGAAAAATTTGTAAATAAATTATAATAATTATTTACATTTCGTTTCAAATATGATATAATATAATTATAATAGGAGGAGGAATTCTATGCGAATTAAAGTTAAAGATGCTAACGAAGATGTTATTGAAATTGAAGAAAATAATACTGCGTCAGTTGAACTTAGTGATAGTGAATTAGCGGGTTTAAGAAAACTTTTACCAATTGCTAATAAGTTGTCAAAACTTGTTTCAAAAGACTCTAAAGAGGAAATCTTAGAAGATGAGGATGAAGACGAAGATGAAACAATTAATGACGAAGATGAAGAAGTTGAGGATGAAGAAGAAGAAGAAGAAGTAGAAGTCGAAGATAAAAAATCTAAAAAGAAAAAAATGAAAAAAGACTCTACAACAGATGCTTTCAAAATGCATAAGAAAACTAAGACTCATGATAGTTTAGATAAAGACTTGGCTATTTCTGATGCTTGGGCAAAAAGATATGGGGGTAATAAATAATGCCGAATAAAATGATTATCAAAAATAAAATCGACCAACTTAGAAAAGGCTATCCTACAATTAGTGATAAGTATAATGTTGCTGGTGGAATTTTAGAGTCTAGTTCTGCAGATGCAGAATATGGTGATTTAATTATGTATGGTACTACAACAGGATATTATAAGAAAGCGGTAAATATTGCTGCTGCTACTGATATTGCTGGAGTATTACTTGCAACAAATGTTAAATTGACTGGAACTTGGCCAGATGATGGAGCAACTACAACTAAAACTAAAAAGGGTGAGGCATTCAACCTAATGTTAGATGGTTATGTCGCTATACAATTAGATGCTGCTTATACTCCTGCTGAAACTATGGCTGGAAAAAAATTGGCTGTAATCTTAGCAACAGGTAAACTAACAACTTTAGATAAAGTCGCTGCAGGAATTATAGAAATGCCAGGATATTATTTTACTGGTATTGTAGAAAATGGTCTAGCAGAAATTGAAATTAGACGATAGGAAGGGGAAAAGATAAATGAATAACCAATATTTCAAGCCTACTGAAGTAGAAAAGAATTTTTATGTTGATAGCGTCCCTGCTACAAATCGTGGAAAAACATTTTCAATTACTGATATGTTTGGGGGAAATTTAAAGAAGGCTTATGTAAATGATGCTCAAGTTCATGATGCAAACTTTGCATTCTTATCTACAACTTTAGCAAAATTACATGAAACTTTATATGAACCAAAATATTTCGTAACATATGCAAATGATATTCCAATTGATGTTGGTGGTGGATTTGTAGATTATGTATCATATTTTACAGTCGATTGGTCTGGAATTATGAATGAGTTTAGAAATGTAATGGGGAACAACGCAAACTTTATTCCAAGAGTAAATGCTGGAATGAGTCAAAAACGTGTAAACGTTTATACTTTTGAAGTTGCATACGATTTACGTTTTGTTGAATTAGAAAAAATGAAGAAGTTAACTCTTCAAAAATCTATCCAAGACATTTATTCAAATATAATTGTTGCAGGATGGGATTTATTTGTTCAAAAAGTTGCTTATGAAGGAATTCAAGGTTCCCATGGACTTTTTAACAATCCAAATGTTTTAGTTACTACTATTGATAATAGCGCATCGACCGTTGCAAATAAAGGTTTCTTCGGAATGGATGATGCTTCAATCGTTTCATTCTTTAATGGACTATTTGAATTATGTTTAGATGAAACTAACATGAATTTACCATTATTATTTGATACAATTTTAGTTCCATCATTTGTTGGTTCAGACTTATCTTCTAGATATTCTGCGCTATATACTTCAACTTTACGTCAATTTATTTTAAAACATAACTTGGCTGTTGATGAAAGTCAATCTGATAATTTTAAATTAACCATTGTTTCTAGACCAGGACTTAATGCTTTGGGTGCTGGAGGACATGGTAGAATTGTTGCCTATAAGAAAGACAAATCATTCCTTCGCTTAGATATTCCTTACCCAATGCAACAATATATTACATTACCTAATATTGAACGTATGGCTTATACAACAGCATTTGTTGGACAGGTATCAGAAGTTCAAATGCCTTATAATGATAGCAATACAAGTTCTGACTTTGGTCCAGTAACTTATTGGGATTTTACAAAATAATAAATTTAATACACCTACTATAATTAATTATTTGTAGTAGGTGTAATTTTATATAAATAGGAGGAAGTATGAAAGAATATATAGTTACTGATAAAAAAGGCAATAAGACTAAAATTATAGCAGACTCATTTGAAGAGGCTACTGAAATTTATAATACTGGATTGAAAGATTATGATTATGGCGATCGTTCTTATGAAGATATGGGTTCTGGTGTAAAAGTTTATTATAGTGGGGAGTCAAAAAAATTTAAAAAATTAACAATGAATGGTTTTGACGTTGGCATAGATGAAGTGAAAAAGTTAATAGTTTCATTAAATAAAGCAATTTCTATGATTGAAAAAATGCCGAAATAAGAGGTGATTTAAATGCCTATTATCGGAATTGATTTAGATAGAACAAATCCGTCATTTACAATAAATGATTTTTGTTTATGGTTACCACAATTTAAAAATTATATGCAAACTGAAGAAGGTTTGGCTTATTTCAATAAACTTTATAACGTCGCAAATAATAAAATTTTTTCTTCAATTTACGGAATTGACTGGGAATTAGCAATGAGTTATTGTATTGCACATTATCTAACGTTAATCGCACAACAAACACAATCACCTTCAGGAAGTTCATTAAGTCAAATCGCTGGTGGTGGAGTTCATCGAGGAATTCTATCAAGTTCATCTATTGGAGGGTTTAGTAAAAGTTTAGATTTTTCTAAAACTATGGGTGACTCTGAAGAAATGTTATTTTGGAACCAAACTAGTTATGGTTCAAGTTTAATGGCTTTATATAAAACTAAAGCAGTCCCATCGATTTTTGTCGTTAGAGGTGGACCGAATGAACCATATAATTGACCCGACTTATTTTAATGATTTAATTAACATGTTTGGTTTTAATTATGATGCGTATATTGTAGTAGGAATTGAACGTGATGATTACGGAATTCAAAAATCAAAATTTAATAAAATGAATATTTTTGGTTCTTTACAAACTCAAGGTCTTAGAAAAGTTCAACGTAATGATGGAAACTATACTGTAGAAAGTTATAAATTTTATTGTTCAAGTTTATATCGACTTAATGAAGGCGATTTCATTCAATATCAAAATAAATTATTACATATAACAGCAGTCTTTTCATATGATGAATATGGTGTTAGAGAAGTTGATTTAGAAAGAACGCAATTAGATAATCATAGAGATTTACAAGAATTTGTTAAATTTATATCGGGAGATAAGATAGTATGACATATTTAAATTCAATTGAAGATGCTATAAAAATTCTACGAAAAATAATATCTATACAATCAGAAATTGATATAAACGATATTATTAACGCAGACTCTATAAGAGGTCCTGAACTAACAAAAATTGTAAATGACCAAAAAGTTCCGTATGCTCCAAATGAAAATGTTATTGTATTTGAATTAAGAGAAACTCAAGATTTTGACTTGAGTATGGAATTAAACAATGACAATATGCATGATGTATCATCGCATCAATTACGTTTAGTAATATATGGTGATAATGCTAGAACAGTTGCTAGAAAATTGAAATCTAGAATGTTAACACAAAATGTTATTAAAATATTATCTGAAAATGGACTTAGTTTAGTCAATGTTTCAAATATTGAATCTACTACGGAGATGATTAATACAACGCGATATATTCGTAGAGATATGCAAATTAATTTTATTGTATCAATGAATATCGATGAAGTTGATACAACTGCAGCTATTGAATTAGCTGAAACTCATGTGATTAGAGCACCACGAATAAGTGCTCAGAAAGAGGAATAAAATGAATAAAAAACCTATTCAAGATTCAATTAATCAATCATTAAAAAAAGCATTATTCGACTGGCTTGATACAGGTTTAGATGGTCAAGCAAGTGATGAAGATAAAAACTTATCTTATAAAAATTTTATAAATAGATGGGTTTATAACGATTTTAAAAATTTCGATGCGCTAAAGAAAATGTTAATTAAACATTGGAACGTTACAGAAAAAGATTTTATTAATACTACTGAAAGTGAATGTTTACAGTTTTTATATCAAGAATTTAAAAAACTTATTAATAAATATGTTAAAGACTCAATTCAGCTAAAGCCTTACGTTATAACAAATCATGATAGCGGCAAAACTTATAAAGTTAAAGCTGTTAACTATCAAGATGCGTTGGATAAATATAATAAATTTATTGTACAAGACTCTAAATTAAACGAGAAAGTTGTAAAAGCAATGATAGGAGAGGAAGTATTTAATAAACTGCCTGCAGGATATAAAAACACTCTTCTTGAAAGTGGTATGGATGAACTTGCAGATATTATTAAGAAAAAAGGTGTTGAAGGAACTCTTACTTATCTGTTTGGTAACAAAGTTAATAAGTACACTACAAAAGATGCATTATCAAAATTTGTCCAATCATATTTAAGTACAAAGAAAGTTTCATCAAAAGCTGAGCAAGACGAAATTATAAAGTTTTTATTAGAACGAAATAAAATTGTTGCTGAAGATATACCAAAAGTAAGATCATTATTAAAAATAGTTAAAGATTCAATCACAGAAGATGCTGACATTGCTCAAACAGATATCAAATCTACGTATTTGCCTGAAGATGCAAACGCCGATAATATACGATATATTGGTTTTAACGAAGATCGAAAAATTAGTTTCTATCAATACGGTGATGACTATTTTGCGTATCATGAATTAGATAATCGTTCTGAAAAACTTGATAAAGACACAGTTCAAAGAATTCTTAAGAAAAATATTTTGGATAGTAATGTTTTCGAAGATGCTAACGAAGATATTTCTTTATATGAAAAATGTAAAAAATTACTCGAATCTGTTTCATATGATAACGTTACGATTGAAGAATTGAAAAAATTAACGACTCGTAATATTAATGATATTATGAGGTATTGTAAGTTAATAAATAAAATTATGAAAGACCCTAAAGGTAATTTAAGTGGTTCTGGACCACAATTGTATTCTTACAATAGTTATTATAATAGCATTAAACAAATATTAGGTAGATAAGGAGTAGATACAATGGGAATTGATGTTAGAAAATTTATCGATGTAAATATAACGCATGCTTCTAGACCATCATCAACAAATGTTAGAGATACTGTAGTTTTAATTACATCTGAAGGGACTGCTGGAGTTAGATTTCTTGCAAATTCAAAAGCAGAATGGGATGAACATGCTAAAGGTTCTATCTTTACATCAACAAATCAGTATGTTGATATTTTCTTTGCAAATGGTGGTTCAAAAGTTTTAGTTATTGAAGCAAGTTCTGGAAGTATTGCAACAACTTTAGATGATATTCATATTCTTATAGTTGTTGTAAATCAAACTTTAAACGATGCTAAAACATTAGCAACAACTTTTGACTCAACTTTGCAAGGACCTCATCGTAAAATACTTATTGCTAGAGCAACAAATGCAGATATTTCTGTTGACCCTTTAACAAATGGTATTAATAGTTTGGCTGTTAAGTATTCAGAAACTTTAGGTGCTGAAATGTGTATCGCAGCGTATTTGTCAAAAATTAAGATTTATGGTAATAATACCGTTCATGATTATGCGTTTACTCAAGAAACAATTTCTTCAGATATAGTAAACGTTATTGACAATACATTATTTGATACATTATCTAGTTATAATTTTAACTTTAATATTCCTTTGGGTGGTGCTACAAGAAATATTGGTGGTAATATGACTTCGGGACATTCTTTAGTAAATGAATATATGCTAATTGTATTAAATCAAACAGTAACTGAACAATTATTATCATTATTAGTAACAAAAATTAAGGGCAATAAGGCGCTGTCCTCAATTGTTACAGTCTTATCTCAAGAATTAAATTCATACGTTCAAAATGGATATTTGACAACAAATAAAAGTTGGTCATATGATGACTGGACTGTAGTTCATAATAATATTGAATATATAATTATTGAAAAAAATACGCAATTAAATTTAGGCTATCATGTTCAAGTTTTACCTTGGTCATCTTTAAATTCTCAAGATATTGCTCAACATAAAGCACCGCCAATTTATATCGTTATTGCTGATGCGTACAGTGTTAGAAAATTAGCAATTTATGGGGAGGCGATTTAATGAAATATTCTTTAGTCGAATATCTATTAACTATAACATTTCCTGCACAAATGGAACGTGAAATGGGAATTAAAACTCTAACAATTGGTGGAGAAGGTTCATATACAGATAGTTTTGAGTTTAATCAATCTAGAGATGTTTACTCTACTACGGGTGATGCTACTGGAAGTTGGATACATTCTAAATCAATGGATAGAACTGGAACTGCGGCGATTTCATTAAGTCAAGTTTCCAATCAAATTGTTCAGTTGACTAGACTATTCAATTTATATTATAATTCAGATGTAATTGATGAAGGTGTAACTATAACTTTAAGAGATAACTCTTCAAAAACAATTGCTACATGTAATGACTGTTTCATTACAAAAGTTCCAGCGATTAATATTCGAGAGACACCTCAAAATAGAACATGGACATTTACTTGTGGTCAGATTATCATAAATTAATTAAAAAGACTTCAAATTTGACTCTAGATTTACTTTAAATAGTTTAATATATAAATACTTATATTAAATAAAAGTAAATCTAGAGTCAAATTTTTTATTTCTAGATATAAAAAATCCCATATTAATCGAAGGAGACGACAACGATAATATGGGATTTTATATAGAATAGAGAATATTATTTTGGCCGTAATCGTTTGACCCAGTTTAACTTGCACCCATACATAAAGTGTAATAGCAAGCACCAAAACCAATTTCTGAGAACTTTATCTTTTTATTGATTAATATTCCTTAATAAGATTTTTCTAGCATTCTTTAATAATTAATTCATCTAATTCAGTTTCATTTAAAAATATAATTTCACCAATATCTTCTAGAAATAAACCATATTTATATTTATAATAACAATTAATTTCGAATATTTTTGCTTTATGCATAATACCATTTATTGCAATATTAAGTATATCATATAATTTATATTTCGTATTATTCATTATTCTTCATCTCGGAAAATTGTTTCTTTCGTACACATTGTGTAATCTTTATCATTTCGAATTCTAACAATTACTGGATGTCTTAATGAACGTTTTGTAATTTCTTGACATTTAACTTCAATAACAGTATTTTTCATTTCATTCCAATTTTCAAACCAATTTTTTCTTTCTTCATCGGTTCCAGGAGCAACATTTGACATATGAATAAAAGTATCTTTTTCTTCGTCATAATATCCAATTTTTAAAGCACCAATTGTGTTAGAATATTTGCCGTTTCCAATTTCATAATCATATACGACAACGTCTACTGTTTCAAATTTTTTAATTTTTAAAGTTGCAAATTTATCTTCATATTTTAAATGCGAACCTTTAAGAACTGAACCTTCAAAACCTTCTTCGATTAAATGTTCTGTAACTTCTTTTGCTTTTTCAATCTTATTCACCAGTCTATTCAAAACATCTATGGCTTCTTGCATTTTTTCTTTATTTCTATGTTGCCATATCTCGTTCATTATAGCGTATTCTCTAATAAAATTAATCGCTTGTCGTGGTGTCATTAATTTTCCTCTCTTAATATTCCTTTTTAACCCTATCTTGATAAACCCAAGCGTTTAATCCTTCACAAGACCAAACAGGAACAAGGTAGTTACCAGCCCATTTATAAATTGTTTGGATTTTTATACTTTGCAGTTTGTGGTAGTTGTCATAGTAGTCTACGGCACATAGCCCATAGTAAAAGCTATTAAAAACTTTACACAAATCCCTATCTCTTTCGCCTTCTACTGATATATAATCACCTTCTCTTAATAAATCTTTTGGGTCATCAGAAGTATCAGTAATTTTATAAGTGCTGTAAAATGACAGTTCGGTCATTTCTGCAAGTTTCGAGTTTGTATATCCCCCACGTATATCATATCTTTTATAATATACCAAATAAGGTACATCATCTTCAATATACAATTCTGGTTTATAAATTCTTCTTTGCGTATCAATAAACTCATTATTAGC